GGAGTTGTCTCCCGCAATCGCGCTTGAGCTGGTCGATACCGGCGTCAATATGGGGCCGGGTGTTGCGGGGAAATTTCTCCAGCGTGCGCTGAATGTCCTGAACCAACGGAAAAAATTATTCGCAAATCTCGCTGTCGATGGCGGGGTAGGGCCTGGCACGCTCGGGGCGCTGAAACTCTATCTTACTTACTACAGCAACAAAGGCGGGGAAGCAGTATTGCTCACCGCGTTGAACGCGCTACAAGGGGCCCGGTACATTGAGTTGGCGGAAAACCAGGAAGCAGATGAAGACTTCGTATTCGGTTGGTTAAAAAACAGGGTGGTACTCAATGCCGGGAATTGATGAGGTAAGTGAAAAACTGGGAACACTGAACGCGCGGTATGAAAATCTTACGCGGGAATTGCTGTCCCACAAGGAAGAGACCAACAGCAAGTTGGATAACCTGAATACGAAATTCGATTCACTGACATTGGCGCTTCAGACTGCACAAGTTGCTCGTGCAGAACGTGATGCAAAGATCGCCGGCCGTATCGCACTGCTTCTTCTCGGCGGTACCGGACTGGGCGCGGGGCTCGGTGCGTCGCTTAAACACCTGGGCGAAAAAATTTTCGGGGTTAGCGGCTAAATGACAGCCATCGTTCACTCTACTTTCGGCGGCATTGCCCCGCTCATTTCTCCGCGAAAACTTGGCGATTCCTTCGCGCAGGTCGCGGAAAATGTCCGTCTTGAAAGTGGCAGCCTTGTTCCACTAAAAGGGCTGGCTGCAGTTACTGATGAACAAGGTACCCGTCTTCTTGGCACGACAGGGATGGACTCCTTCTATCGATACGAAGGCGCAGGGAATGGGTGGCTATGGGATGTAGGGCAAGACTGTTCCCGCGTTAAAATCCCTGCGTTGAATGACCCATATAAACGTGTTGCAGAAGCCCGGCGCGCAGTAGTCGATGGTGTTTCTTACCCCACGCTCCGGGCGGTGGTGGAGTCCGGCATGGAGGTGTATCCCCTGGGGATTCCTGCGCCGACTACACAGCCTGTGGTTGATGTCCCGGCAATTCCAGAGGGCACGTCAGACCTCAATATTGAATACGTCAGTTACATCTACTCGTATGTTGACCGGTTCGGGTACGAAGGCCCCCCTTCTTCTCCCACCCGCCCCGTGGCGCATCTGCGGGCTTCGAATACGGCGTCTGACCTGATCGACGCCGCGAAGATCGTCAAAGGTTTTGACAATGTCGGGGACGCTACATTCTGGCATCCGATTATTGTGAAGGGCGCGCCGGAAGAGATCTGGACAGCGACAGCAGTAACCGCTGCGTCAACTGATATAGAAACAAGCGGTAATAACATCGGGAATATCCGTATTTCAGAGGTCGCATTTGTTTACCCTACAGCGACCCAGATCACAGAGATGTGGGATATCACTTGTATCGAAACGGAAGGAGGCAACCACGGGACCGGGACGGTAACATCCATCGTACCCACAGAAGATACCGTGGCAGAAATCTGGACACTGGTGTGTACGACGGCCGGTACCTCTGCGGTTTTTTCCGTCACTGGTGACGTACATGGTGCAGTTGATGATGCGACAGTAAATGTTTCCTACCCCGGAGACTATCTGGGTTTCCGGATCACTCCAGGTGATTACGCCCTCGGGGATGCGTTCACACTGGTGTTCACTGGGGCGGGGACCTCCGCAACACATACACTGACGTCGGGGCGCGGGGTTTATTCTGTTGTTGGTGGGGTTTCAGGGGCGCAGCCAAACGCGACTGTTGGAGCAGTGTACTCGAACAACATCATCACATTCAAACTGGATGTACCGTCCGGCGCGGGGTGGGTACGTCCTGCAAAAGGGGATATTTTCCGTATCGCCGCGGCAGGGCCGAAAGTAGTTGATCTTTTACTGGACGATGGTCCGATTGACTCTCGCGGACCACAGTATATCCGGGCAACCGGAGCCGCACTGGTCGGTGACTGGAAGATCGAGTTTGAGACTGACACACACAAGCAGAAATATTTTCCTGAATATAAAGCCCCCGGCGAGACTGTATTCACGTGGCTTGGGGTGAAAGGTATTTGTCACTCTCCCGGAGAGGTATCTGGCGTAGAGATCTACTTCGGTGACGCGCATTACACTGGGGTGTACACGTTCTCTGTTATAGGGAACAGCATCCATGTAGCTCAGATTGGCCCCTCTGTGTGGCAAGTCGTGGGCAGTGCGTCAGGTACTGTCGATCATTACGCTTACTCATTCAAGCCATTCACGGCGAGTGGGGTCACTTTTACTATCAAGGAAGGGAATCTCCAGTCGGACGTCGGGGATGTGATCTCGGTTAATACTGTCACGGCAGTAGGAGAAGCAACCCTGACATTTTCGGGGGAATACCCGCCTGAATACCCGCAGCTGGAAGGCGGAAAAATCCGGATTTACCGGAGTAATACGGGCACACAAGAAACTGCATTCCAGTTTTGTATGGATCAGCCCATCACAACAACCACGTGCACGGATGGGGTTATCGATAGCGACCTGCAAGAAGTTTGTCCATCGTTTACCTGGATAGGCCCCCCAAATACAGTCCTCGAGCCCGATCTGTACACAGTGGATATGCAAAAGATTATCCACATGGGGCGGAACACTTTTGTTGGCTACGCGGATCGTACGATTTGCTTCAGTGAGCCATTCCTCCCCCATGCGTGGCCGGCGGATTACCGTATCAACGTGAAGCACCCGATTGTCGATATCCAACCGATGAAGGACGGGATTATTGTACTAACGACTGCAGCGCCGGTGCTCGTCATGGGCGCGCACCCTAGTGCGATGGCGCAGGTTGCGTTGAGTGAACGGTACGGATGTGTATCTGCCCGCAGCGCGGTGGATATGGGAGGCACGACGTTCTACGCTTCGAATGAAGGACTCATGTCCATTGATCCAAGCGGGGTTATTAACCTCACCGAGAAGTTGATGTCGTGGGCGCAGTGGAAGTCTCTTTTCTTCCCAGACACAATCGTTGCATTCCAGATTGAAGGGCGCTATATCGGCTGCTACGACAATGGGACAGAGCGAAAAACATTTATCTTTGACCCACGCAACGGCGTGAATGCACTGACAACCTGCACTGAATTTTTTACCAACGTTTTTGTAGATCACGAGGGGGATGGAACGGTCTATATAAAGCAGGATGGTGCGGATACAACACCGCCTACTGACCCCTATCGTAACCAGGTAGTTTTAGATCTGGATATGAATTTGCCCGCAGGTACCACGACCATGCACTGTGCGGTGTCGGGGCGGCTCTTTACTTGCCACGGCGATGCCGCTATTTCTTCTGCGCATCAAAACGGCGGGTATAACGCGTTGCGAATCCCTGCGGCGGGGACTGGATATCTCGCGGCGGCGACAGATGAATCCTTCTCACTGGGCATGGACGACTTTACGATCGATGTAGAGGTACTTTTACCGTCTAGCCCACACAATTTTTTTGTTTTTGATTCCTTGCCCCTTCTCGATGATGGGCACCGTTTTCACGCGTTTTTGCTGTTCTTTGAGCAAGGCGACCTAAAACTTTTCACACAAGGATGGTCGAAGTCCTTTGCGTGCCCCCTCCCTGGAGCGGGAACATGGAATTACGGTGATTGGATCCATGTACGGTTTACTATCTACCACCCGGAACCTCTTTATCACCCCGATTGGGTGGTGGCGGCGGCATCTATCGAAAATGTTCCAGGCACCTATCAGTATGGGTGGAATGGGCACGTCGAAAACTGGGATTTGACTGCAAATGATATGGCTGGGACTCAGTACCCGCCTACTGGTGCAGGGGGGCTTAACATCGGTTGTGCCGCGGATAATCCTACCTACGTTTATAGTGACGAAGGGTATTTACGGAAACTCCGGATCACACGGGGGGTTGCGCGCAATAACGATGATTACATGCTCTCTGTTGCCCCACCTGCGCCTTACAGTGTGCTGGAAACCTCTTCGGTTCCTATATCTGCCTGGGAAAAAGGAAGCGACCTGACATACCGCTGGAAATCAGGGATTGATGTCTCGCCCCGCGCGATGTGCCCTTCCGCGGTGTATATCGAAGCAGAAGGAACGCCTACAGTAAAACTGTATGGGGACGGGCAATTACGCGCGACGAAAAGTATCCCGGCGGGAACCCCACAACTGGTAAGACTGCCTGCTGGCTACCGTGCGGTGGACTTTGAGGTGGAAGTGTCTGGCACCTCCCCATTTGACCTTGTCATGTTCGGGGATTCGGTCTCTGAACTTGGCGCGAAAAAAGGAGGTGGCTGATGGCAAATGTGCTTCCCCCCCTTGCAGATGTACCCGCATCGGTCGCGGACCCAGCGCTCCGGAATATGCTGCAAAGCCTGGTTATCCAGATTCGGGCACTTTCCGGGCAATCGGGGAAACAAGGACAGAAAGCTGTCACGTTTGATGACCTTGTTACTGCAGGACTTGTTACCGCACGTCCTGGGTTTCATTCGGGGAGTGCAGGGGCTGGGGGGTACGCGCCTGTTGTTGCAACCCAAACGCAATCGGGGGGGTCGACGAGTACGCCTACACCCCCGCTGGATGCCTTCACCCGTGCGCAGTCAATGGCGTTAATCCTACTGGAAATTTGATATGTTGCTGCTCTCTGATGTTTTATCCAGCTTGTTGTTGACCACCGATTCTGCGTCAACGATTACAACGCAATCAAACTGGATCGATTACAACACCTCTGGGGCGAGCCCTGGCAGTAAGAACACGTCCATTACAACGGCAACGACCACGACCATCGTTGATTCGCCCGCTACTGGCGATTTACGCCAAGTGAAAAGCATCATTGTCATGAACACGCACGCGTCCGTTGCGTGTGTTATCACTGCGTTGCACGACGACGGAACAACAGCCGCGCGGCTATATCGTCGTCGCCTTGGCCCGGGTGAATCAGTCGAATACTCCGACCGTGGGTGGGTGCCGTATACAGCCAATGGGACTCCCATCGATAGTGACCGGATGGTATGGGGCGGTCTCAGTGGCGTGCTTGAAGATCAAACAGACCTCCAAAGTGCACTGGATGCGAAACAAGACTATAACGCGAACCTTAGTGCTGAAGCTGGGCTCACCGGTGCAGCTGACAAGGTGTCCTACTTTACAGGTGCTGGCGCGAAAGCATTGGCGACGCTGACAAGCTATGGCCGCTCGATTATTGCGTTGGCAGATCGTGCTGGCCTTCTGTCCCTGTTGAGCTTGACCACAAGCGACATTCCGCAAGACTCGACACATCGGATGCACACTGATGCACAAGCAACTGCGTGGGATGCAAAACAGGCAGCACTTGGATATACACCCGAGAATTCGGCGAACAAAGCCCAGGCAAATGGTTATGCCTCGCTCGGGTCTGATGCAAAAATTCCCACCAGTCAGCTTCCAGATTCAATTCTCGGCGCGCTGAAGTTCAAGGGAACATGGAACGCAACCACGAATATCATAACCAGCGCCGACTCATCACTGAACGGCAATCCTGTCCCCGCTGCGTCTAGTGCAAATGAAGGTTATTACTTCATGGTGCAGGTTGCTGGATCAACCAGCGAGGGTGGCATTACAGACTGGAAGATTGGCGACTGGCTTCTCAGCTATGGAACATCGTGGACAAAGATCGACAACACCGATGCGGTAAGCAGCGTAAATAGCAAGACCGGCACTGTCGTACTGAATACCGACGATATTGCAGAAAGTGGAACCCCGACAAACCAGTGGTTCACCAATGCACGCGCACAAGCAGCCATTACACTCACTTGGCTGGGTTCGCTGATTGCAGGCGCAACAGCCAAGACAACGCCAGTTGATGCTGACGGCGTAATCATTGCAGACAGTGCGGCATCGAGCGTCGGCAAGTTTCTGTCGATGCTTAATCTTTACAGCTACATCAAGGGAAAGCTATCCGCTGCGGGGCTTGTCTATTACGCGACAGACACATGGACGAACCTGACTGCACTATCGTCTGTGCCGACCAACGCCATCGCGCTGTGTACAGATATGGGGCCACACGGCACCCCTGTTATTTACAGCGGCAGCGCGTGGAACCCCACACAGGTTTTCATTATTCAGGACGTTGCCTCAGATGTTTGGGACATTATTTTTGAAGGTGCGTCTGCAACTTACGCACGGTCTGGCACAACGGTAACCGTGACAAAAACATCGCACGGCATACCGGCTGACATGAATGGCAGTCGAATCTACATTTCGATCAGCACAGGAAGTTGCGTAACAGGATGGTTCACTAATTTCACATACGTCGATGCGAATACGTTTACCTGCACCGATACATCGAGTGGAACGACCAGTGGGAACTGCGCGACAAATAACTCGAAAACATACATCGGGGATTCGACAGCAATTCCAGCGTGGGCGCTGCAACAGGGAAACACGGTTGTACGCGGTTATCAATATCGCGTGAATGGCGCAAACTCAAACGCGAAAACAATAACGTTTGAATACAACGGACTGGCGGCGGTAGCCAACGTGGCGCCAACAAACAACGGTGGGTTCAACGGCGTGAACGCATCCATCCAGATGCTTTCGTCAACAACGTACTATGTCGGCACAAACACTTCGCTGACAGGAAACGGTGTTATCAACACGATTTCATCGAACTTGTTTAAGGCGGCGGTCACGCTGGCTGCTAGTGCTGGATGGGCTGCAGTGAAAGCCAACTTTACGCAGGTCACTTGGAGAAGATGATGAAAACATTTGCCAGTGAAAATGATGAATTTCGTGTATTCATGGCGGAAAATCCTGACCATGTTGTTGCCGTCCGAAATTTTGATGGCAACGGTGGGTGCATTGTTTGCACGCAAGAAGAGCTGGACGCAATGAACGCACAGGTTGAATCGCCATGAAGCAGCACAGCAAAGACAACTATCAAATTGGAATGCTCGCCATTGCGGCGCTTATGGTTTTTTTCAGTTGGCACCTGATCGGCGCTTATTCAGTGCTTCCGCCAGTTCTTTGTGCGTTATTGAAAATAGCGAGCGACAAAATCCGGTTTTGCGCGCCTGTCTACAGTGACGCGATGTATGCGGTAGCTGGCTCGGTGCTCGGGACAATCATCATCCTTGTGAGTAAGCACCAATGGTAATCAGGCCGGACAAAATCACACACGCACTCGCTGGCTACGGCATCACGCTTCTTGGCCTACTCGCGGCGCTGTTTTTTTACCACTGGATCGGCGCGTTCGGTGTTGTGTTTTCGCTGTTCGCGGGTGGCGTGACCTATGCAAATGACGTTTACTATAAGAATGATCCATCGAAATTGGATCCAGTATTCTCGACAATCGGTGGATTGATATTTTTGGGCTTCATGTACGCGAGGGCGCATCTATGAGACTGGAAAAACGCATCTCGCAATTACTGCCACACGATAAGTGTTTGCATTTCATTGCTGGTGTCCTGGTGTTTGTCCTGGTCCATGGTCTTACAGGGAGTTCTGTTGTGGCGCTATTAGCAGCGCTGATAACAGGAGCCGTGAAAGAAGGGTATGACTATATCACTGGCGGGGATGTATCGCTGCAGGATGCAGTGGCGACAATAACCGGCGCGATGACGGTGGCGGCTGGAGCAATGGATTTACGCTATATTTACGCCAAATCTTTCCATCTTGTTGATATCTCAGGTTGTATTGGTGCGAAAGGAGAGACTCTACTCGCGCTACCACCAATAATCACTATGTTCCACTAAGTACCGTTTTTTGCTGTAAAAACAAGGACGTTACTCCTTTTATTTCCTACTCTCTGTCGTCAGTTGGCGTATACTGCCGCTTGCTCTCTACGCCAGGATTACGCCAATGGCTACGTACAGGAAACGTGGTGCATCGTGGCGGGCCGAGGTTCATGTCAATGGACAACGTGCTTCCGCTACATTCCCGTCAAAGACCGAAGCCCGTGCCTGGGCGCAACAGCAAGAAGCCGTGCTACAGCAAACCCGCGCGCAACGCGTGGCGGATTGTACACTCGGTGATGTCCTACGGCGATACATGGCGGAGGTTGTGCCAGCAAAACGTGGGGCACGGACAGAGACAATCCGGCTCCAGCGGCTATGTACATACCCGATTGCTGCGATAAAACTCCCTGCCCTGACAGTGGACGTGCTCGCGGCGTGGAAAGATGTACGGGCGCAAGAAGTGGGGGCTGCTTCGGTGAGACGGGAAATGGGGCTGGTTGGGCATGCACTGGAAATTGCCCGCCGGGAGTGGAGATGGATTGATGTAAATGTTGCACGGGATGTTCGCCGGCCGCCAGCACCACGGGCACGGACACGGCGGATTGCGGATAGCGAAATTGAGCAGCTGTGCCTCGCGTTGGGGTTTGATGAAACCCCACCGGAAAAAGTAAAACAACGCGTGGCAGTGGCTATGTTATTTGCTATCGAAACGGCGATGCGGGCGGGGGAAATTTGTGGAATTTCACCCAAAGATGTGGATCTAGGGGCGCGGACGGTGCACTTGTCCATGACCAAGAATGGATTTTCAAGGGATGTGCCGCTGTCCATGCGGGCGGTAGGTTTGCTGGAATTACTCCAACCTTGGGGGGAGACGGTATTCCAGCTCAAACCGACAATACTGGATGTGACGTTTCGAAAGGCAAAAGCTCGGTGCGGGATCGCAGATATTCATTTTCATGACACACGGCGGGAGGCAACAAGTCGGTTATCAAAAAAACTGGGGGTGATGGAATTGGCCCGCATGACAGGCCACACGGATCTGAAAATGCTCATGGTCTATTACCAGGAGCCGGCATCAGAGTTGGCGAAAAAACTTTAATGGGTGCCTTTCTTTACCCCTGTAAGGCTCAGGCGTGCAGCGTGGCGATTAACCCCCGGCCCATGCAGCTGGGTCGCCTGCTGTTAAACAGTATGTGTTCCTTCAACACCGCGGCGCATACGTTCTAGCGTACGTTGTTGCAACCAGTGCAGCGCTTCTTCAATGTGGGTAAGCGCGCAGGCGTTGGCCTTACACGCAAATGGCCCACTTTGGAAGCCACGTAGACGGTCCGCCACAATAGCAAGTAGCGCCTCATTGGTAATACCGTTTACGCCATTCCCGCCGACATTGATAGGGCCGTTCTGGAACCGGATATGCGTAGGTATGGCTTCTCCGCCGGAGATGTCGTACGCATGACAAGCATTGCCTGCGCCGGGTTCGTCCACAACCATTACCTGGAGAATGTCATTGGCCGGATTTACTTTGTGTTCAGTTAATTCACGCATTGTGTATCCTCACTGTACTTGGAAACTCTCAACGTAAGCGATGACTTCTACCGCTTTCCACCGAGGCTGCCCTGGCCCACGGGTTGTGGGGATTCTGACAGGGCGTGGGAACCCCGGTACGACAACGACAGTTTCAAGGACCGATTTCACGGAGTCGCGCCTTAAATAAGTGGCTATCGTCTTTGCGTCCCATAGGGCGATCTCGAGTGGGATCATGGGATTGTCGAAGACGGTAGGCGAGATATTGGGCGACTGGGACATGGGCAAGGTTTCCTATTTTCGAGTGTTGTCGAATTCGGGGGATTCGTAGCTCGGGGGACAGCCTGATCACCACAGCGATCGGAATGCTGTCCCCATAGCTCGCTGTATAGTACGAAAGCCAGTGATTCCATTGAGGATCACTTTCCGGGGCGTACTCGTCAGAAGCAAGTGCCCTGGCGAGTTCCTCCAGCTTTTGTACTTTAGCGTTTTGACTTGGTAGAACCGGGCGGAACTTTCTTGCCATTTCGCGCTTCCTTCACAGGTTTTGCTGCGGCAAATTTACGTTCTTCGACCATAGCCAGGAGCAGGATCATGTAATTGATCACGTCCCGGATTGCATCTTCAACTGGTTCGTTTTTCACAGACAGTGTGCCTGTATTGACGAATGCCTGGATACGTTTGAATTTATCCATGCAGCGCATGAGTAGGCCAATTTCAGGAGGAACGCCGAGTGTTTCACTTGCACGGAAATTGGCGAGCGGATCACTACCACCGCCGGCGTAATCGCGGTTTTTTGCTTCCATGATGACGATGCACGCACCGAATGTGATCTTTGCCAGGGTAAGTAACTGCGGTCGAGTTATCGTTTTAAGCATAGGGCATACCTATAATCGAGTGGATAAAAACGCCTAGATAGGCGGGTATTGCTCCCCGCACACTGCATGGAGTTTGCAGATGTTGGTGAGCGGCTGCTTGTGTTTTTTTCCTGTACACATATCGGTGTAGTGCAAATGGTCAGCTGTAATTTCTACCAGTCGCACGTAGTGTGTGATCGCTTCTTTTACGAAACAAAATACTACGCGTGCACCAGGGCGTAAGAGTCCCATAGGATTGACCAGTAAAAATGTCCCACGTGGCGCTACTTCACTGTACTCCTCGGTATCAACACTGACTGCGTAACAGTGTTGCGGGAGATTCAGGTTCATCACCGCGATTTGCGGTACATCAGATTGGTTTCCAGATAATGTGCCCATAACCGGTATAATTTTTTCCTGTAGTCGTTGCAGTATCGGTCGGATGTTTGTAATTTTTTCCGGGTAAATATCTTCAGGCAGAACATTAAAAATGTCAGCAAACTGCAACAGGATCTCTAATCCGATCGGAATTACTCCGTTCAGGTACTGGTTCAGTGTTGCTTGTTTGATGCCCAGCACTTTTTCGGCCAATTCGACTTGTGTCACGCCCGTGGCCTTGTTGTGGCGTAAATATAAATTCCGCAATCTTGTGGCGGCGCGAATTTCGGCGGGGTTCAGTTCTCTCTTGGCCATACTCTGCTCCTAAGCAGTAGGCGCTGATCCAATCAATAAGGTCAGCACGCGGGCGTAACCGTGATTGTACTTCGTGGGTCCGCCAGATGCGTTCCCATTCACAGTTCTGGAGAATAAAAACTCCAGCAGGGGTTGCCAGAATAACGGCGACACCTATATTGTCAATGTGTCTTCCCCGTAACCAGTGCAGTTGTATTTGTGATAGGTCAATTTTCACAGGGGTATCCGGGCGTTTCGGTAGCGCAGGAAGCCACTTATACTCACAAAAAATGTGGCCATGTGGGCCAGAATAAAATGCGTCACTCACCCCTAATTGGTTCGTGTCGTTAATCTTCCACCGATACACTGCCGGGGGGAGTTTCGAATGAATACTGTTGATAAAAGTGTGTTCGTTCATAAAAATAGCCGCCCTTGTGGGGCGGCGATTCTTTTACGCAGCTTCGGCAATTTGTGCGCCATTGATCGCGGCGAACAACTTTTTCATTTCCGCATGCAGCGCTTGCGGGGCCCAGCCAAGGAACTCGGTATTGATGTTGTACCAGGAACCTTTTGAGTTGGAAACCTTCTCGGAAGACAGTTTCCATGCCATTGCGAAACGATCAGTTTTCGCGCCGACAGTCTGGATTTCCGTATTCCATGCACGAGAACTGTACAGGGCAGATTTGCTCGACAAGAACAGGGCTACTGTTTCTGTCGGTTCGCCTGTAACAGGATCCAGCACGACCAGTGTGTGGCGCGCAGTTTCCTGGATCTCGTAATCCGATGCGTTGCCTGGATTGCCTGCAACCAGTTCCTGGGCAGCTGCTTCTGTTTCAGCAGAACCGACGAAACCGCCGCCGAGATCGCGTTTTTTGTACACTGCAAACGAGCGATGGAAGTGCAGATTGACCACGATCAGTTCGTTGTACGCACGCCCGGAGATCGTGTTCAGGAACATGCCGGCCTTTACTTTTTCGCCGTCCACTTCAGGGGATAGTGGTTGCATCAATTTGATGCGCGGCATCGCCATGTCATCTGCGGAAACAGAATCATTGCCTTGCGGGGCGTCGGCGATCAAGTGAGAAGGAGGGGCAACATCAGCTTTGTCACCAAAACTGAATACGACCATTTCATTGGTCGGTGAAGCGGGTTCTTTAGCCATGGTTAATGTACCTTTTTTGCTGGTTAGTGTCTGTCGATCCAATAGGCAATACCTATACTGTGCAGCGAGATTACCGCGGGTTTTGCAAAAATGCAACTACGCGATATTCGTTACTTTCAGTTTTTCAGTTTTGCCGATGGTGACATGCGGGATTTGCTGGCCAATATCAGCCAGCTCACGGACAGAAGTTACGTTGAGTTGCTTACGTATCAACTGCCAGTTTTCGGTCGAAGCAATCCAGTTAAATATATCCTGCCAAAAATCAGGATCTGGTGTTGCTGTAGTTTCTTCTACACGAGCGAATTTCAGCCCGGAAATAGTCAGGTTATCTGCCCCGATATCTTCCATTTGCCGGTGAATGTCGCGGAGTAAAACATCTTCACGGTCTGTGAGCGTTTTTAGCGTAGCATTTACCTCCTTCTTTTGTTGCCGGATATTATCCAGCTCCAGTGATAATGCAGTTAAATTCATACTAGCTCCCGGATATCTGTGATTAAAACGATAACCCCATGCCCCAGCCATTCGAAGCACAGGGCGGACCCTGATTCAACTGCAGTGGAAGGAGCAGGGGCATGACGATTGACAGGTAAAAATAATCTGCCGTGCCGATCAAAATAGCAGCGTTTGAAATAAAGTGCGGGCAAAAATCCTCCAAAAAGTGGCATTATCCTGCCTCCCGTAAGCGTGTCATGTCGCACATCAATGCAAGTAAATCTTGCATGCTGGTCATTTTTCCGTCGAGCGTGTTGTATACAGCTTCTTCACAGGTATCCCGCGCTGCAATACGGATGGTTTCTGTTCGTTGTGTCTGGCCTGCACGGTAAATGCGGCGGTTGAATTGTTGATAATGTTCAGCGTTGTACGTAGGACTGCACCAGATCGTTGTCGTGCCACGGGTCCAGGTAAAACCATGCGCCGCGCTTTGTGGGTGTGCGAAAATTACATCCAATTCGCCCGCCTGGAATTGGGTGGTAATTGTATTTCGCATATCCGGGGGCGTGTCACCGTCAATGACGCCGTACCGTAACCCGCGGCGTTTTGCCTCTGCGAGGAGCCCATCGCGTTCGTGCTTCCAGTTAAACGCAACAACACAATGTTCGCGTTGTTCAACCAGATCCAGGACCAGTTCATACCGGTCGTTGAATACCTTCTGGATTTCTCCATCAGGGCGGTACACTGCGCCGGATAAAATCTGGAGTAATTTTTTCGCTCGCGCACCGGCGTGCACAGCATCGACCATGTACCCATCAAATTCCGTGATAGAGAATTTCTCCATCGCCTGGTAATGCTTCATGACGGGCATCGGCATATCGATGTACATCGTATTAACGATGTGCTCAGGCATATCCAGGCATTCTTCGAGTGTTACGCGAAAAGTGATGTCGCGAAGTTTGTCAGCAATCCATTCCCGCGCGCCAACGCGTTCAACCCATTTCACCATGTTGGGTTTCGGGCCGACTTGTTTGCTGTTTGCGACCTGCATGCGGAATCGGAAAAAACTATCTCCTAGTCGCATGCCGCGATCTAATAGATACGCAGGGAACCAGATGTCAGTGACTTCATTACTGTTTGGGGTACCACCCAATAGGATCATGTTCTCAATTCGCGAGGATAGATGTAATGCACTGTGTCCGCGTTGCGTTTCCCGGTGCTTGAACGCCGTGAATTCATCGATGATCAGGTGACTGAAATCTTTCAGGTCCAGTTTCTTGTCATTTACTGCGGCCTGGATCCATTTCACGCCGTCGTGGTTGATCAGAACAACATCAGCGCAGGAAGTAAACGCCGCTAATCGTTCTTCGGACGAACCGTGCGCGATCCGGAAACCTACTCCAGGGAAGTAGGTCTCGATATCCTGCCCCCAGGCGGGGCGCAAGATTGAAAGCGGGGCAACTACCAGCAGTCGTTTTCGATTGGGGGATTGGTGCCAGGCTTCGAGCGACGCCCGTGTTTTTCCAGTACCGGGGTCACTGGTGTTGAAAATTCGATACCCGCTGGTATGGCTCAACGCGAAATTGATGAATCGTTGCTGCGATTCGAACAAAGGTTTAGTGTTGATACTATCCATTGGACGCCGCCTTTAGTTTTTCGACTTCAGTTTTCAATGCCTGGTTTTCAACAGAGGCATTAACCAGTTGCGTGAGCATTTCGAGCGCATCAATATTGTTCTCTTTTGCACTGACCAGGCGATCCAGTGGCATGCGCGCGCAAAACAGTTTTTCAAGATTCTGGCGGTACGTTGACATCTTTTTTCTCCAGGAAATTTTCGATTTTCTTTACCAGTTCGTAGGTATCTTTACTGGCTGTTGCACGTAACCGTGTGTTTTTGATTTCATACAAAGCGAGTTTGCATTCGTTCAGTAGTGCCAGTGTCTCTGCTTGTCGTACCCAGCCATAGTCCATATTAAATACTCCAGGGAGCGTCGTCGTATTTCATACCCGCAGCTTGAATAAGTGCGGTTTTTTCTACGCCTTGCATTGTGGTAAACGTAATGCTTTCGCGAATTGCCTGGCTTTCATCACATTGGTAGAGAAAGCAGCCGATAAGTTTTGCCATCGCTGCAGCGCTGCCAGGACGGGCGGTATTGGGTAGGCCCCGTAGAATTTTGATCCATTCATCAAGGGGTTTCGGAAGTGCCATTTCATCTCGATACCGTACATGCAGTGCTTCGAGATTCAGGCGTTCCATTTCCTGACATGTAACTGCTTTCTGGCTGAAATCACGGGGTTGTTTGTTATACCCACAAAATTCGCGTTCATCGCTCCAATTAACAATGGTTGCGATATGTTTGTCACTGCACATGAAACTGCTCATAAAATCCTCAATAAAGTTGGTATGCGCTTTCAGGAACTACTGCAGAGGGCGTGGTGTCGAGGTTAATAACCTGGACATCAACATCGTGCCGTGGAGTAGTTGTGTACACTCCGGTGACGACGCCGTTTTCACAAGTGATGTAGATAGTTTCCATATTTACTCCTGTTGGAATTCAACAAGGTGTAGGCGTAACTCAACCAGCCAGATCATTGTCGATATCTCCATTCGCATGTTTCGTTTTTAGCGAAATCACACCACCGGCAATTATTTTTTGAAGGCTGCGGGGGAAATTTCACGGTCGTGGTTAAATTCAACGCGCGTTGTGTCCACCGGGGTTGAAAACTGAGAGCTTCTGTCCGGGTGTATTCTTGTTTAAGTGGGCCTTCGTCCCGGTCCAGATACCAGCACTGCGTTTTGATGTATTCGACTTGGGGGTAGGTCCAACATGTTGCGATCGCATACAGCTGTAACTGCTGTCCGTGTGCCATTTCGTTGCCGAATTTACGGCCGGTCTTGAAATCTGTAACCGTGACGCAGGTGTCGTCGTTGAATTCCAGCGCGTCCAGTTTCATGCGGCACCAGGCATCTGGGGCAGTCCATAGCGTGGGAGTGAGGGTTGACGTAAATGCCCATTCGTCTTCGGCACGTGCCATGCCTATATTGAATTGGTCGCGCAGGTTTTCGAGCCCCGCGCGGTAGCGTTTGAATTCTTCCGGGAATTCCTCTAACTCACCTTTGATGAATTGTTCACCCAGCAAGTGAATCCGTTCCCCGCGAGCGGCGGCTTCGCCTTGTTCCGTAGGTATCTTTTTAACTTTGGACAAAAATACGGCATAGGGGCATTGCTCGAATTTTTTCAACGTGGAATAACTCCACGATTTTACGAGTCCACTTTGTGCATCCGGGGCGATATCCTGGATCGACAATTTTACGCCGGGTTGGAATACCGGCCCTGGAGGAGTGTACGTCATATAGGTAGTACCTATGATACGGAGCGAAGAGTTTCCGGCATGAACCGGTTACGTAGTTCTTGTAGCCGAGTAGCGTCGAGGTCTTGCCAAGTAATATATTGTCCCCGTTCTGTCACACCTTTGTGTTTACGGAGGAAGCTTTTTATTCCATGGAGTGACATAATCCGGCCAAATTTTACCGTACTATTTTCTGGTTTTAAGATAGCACTATACAGGATACGTAACTCTTCGATAGTGCAGAAAAATTGTTCTTGTTCGTCGGTTGCAGTAAAACTGATACGTCGGAGCCAGTCGCGCATGACAGTACGGGCCGCTCCCAGGATATTATCCTGGATACTGCCCTGGTCACGAAGCAGGACCTGGAGGAAATAATCCAGATCACCATTTTCTATTGCGATACAAAATCCATCGATTGTTGATTCGGACAGTTCTTGTAATTCTGCGCGGGCGTTATTTATGAAGGGAACTGCAGCAATACTCTGGTCAGTGTCCATGGCCATTAACGCACTAGCAAACTTGGATACTTCATGCCCTAAATCGATCAACAGCGTTGGGACATCCACGACATTCCGAAGTGGAACTTCCTGGCGGGACCCAACATTCATGCGCCGATCATCGCGTGGTACACGGATCACGTCGCGGTCATTCGAGGCGAAAATGCAGTTGAAATACACATTCCGGTGAGCAACCCCGCGGTACATGTGTCGTATGGCTAACACTTTTTCACTGATCAGGTTCTTGACACGGTTGTACAATTTATCCGCTTGCTTCGATGTATCCAGCCGGAATTCATCAAACATAACCAGTAGGGCATCTTCCAGGAATCCGTTGTATTGTTCCTCTAGCACTTCAATGGTGGAACTTTTGCAAAATTGCTGGCCGAACAGAGGGGCCAGTACATGCGAAAACAAGATACCTTTGCCAGTACCTTGACATCCTTGCCATACCCAGCATGTCGAGTGTTTTATTTTTAACTGGTATGCAATAGCGAGCCAGTTAAAAAAGTGCATGGCTGCTGCTGTATCCCCCCCGAGCACGTGTGTGATCAGGAGTGTTGTCGCAGGACAGTGATACATCATATGTTGCGGACTATTACGCCAGGAAAATCGTTCAAGGATTTGAAGGTCCAGATCTGGTGGGTAATAAGTATTTAACCGGCGTTGGGTTACGTCATACCGGAAATTTTCTTGTGGTGCAAAAATCAGTTTTATTTCAGGAATCGGGTCTGGAATCGTGCCACCATTTTGCGCCATGAAATCTTCCATTGCCTTTGTCGAGCGGACAGAATACAAATCAACGGCTTTCCCCGTACCAGGTTCGATGAAGCCATTGAAATAGGTGTCCGTTGCTGGTTCCCTGAACACGATGGGCACGGGTGGAAGTACGGGCTTTTTTCCTTCGGGGTCCTCCGAAAAAACCCAGCGTTCGAGATGCTGGCGGTATGTTTCCGGACTTGCCGCTTCAAAAATAAACGGAGGCTCGCCCTTGAAGTTGTGGACAATATACGGCTCATATTTTTTTACGTAGTACGCGTTTGAATCACCGCCGTTGACGTTGTAATACACGAATGTATCTGTGTCACGTACGTAGGTCATTTCCAGGTGATCAGGGTTTGTGACAACGGCAATACGGGAGCCTTCGCGACCGATCATCGCCAGGTTCTCTTTTTTGCTTGGCAGTCCTGCGGTCGCACGGGCAGCATTTACCCGGCGAGTGACCAGCTGGTCTACATTTTTTGGTAGGTCGATTTTGGATGGATCGATCAGGCAATTTTTTCCGATCACCAAAAAATGGCGTGCATGAATATCAGGGAGCGGATTTTCTACTCCGCCAAGGAATTCAGGCACGGCGATGTATCGGATTTGTGCGTTGCTGGACATGGCTGCGTCCAGTTTCCAGCGGAAAGTTGTTCCTGTAGCAGACAATTCGAGTTGTTCATCGAATAGCGGAATTTCCAGGTTCAACCAGCGTAGTAAGTCTTTATGCCAGCGAGGATCTTTCGCGGTACTCAACCAGAATTCCAGGTGCATACTGACTTGCCCCGGCTTCATGCCCATGCTGGATGACGCGCTACAGATACAGGATGTGTCATGGAAAAAAGCAGGAAGCATCCGGATTATTTTTCGCGCCAGACGGTGCATTTCCCGGATGGATAATACATCCCCGCGAGGAATCCGGATTGCATCAATATCCAGGACCAGGGTATTGTTCAACGCCAGAGGGTCTACTTGTCCGCTACGGGATTCGTTTTTCAAATCGCGTGTTGTATTACCCCGAAGTAAACAATTTCCGTGTACCGCATGGCGTTGCTGGTCTTTCAAGCGTGCTTTCATGCCGGCAAGGGTGGCCGGGTATGTTATGCGGTGCGATGTAAAACTTTTTACCAGAGGGTAGGGGGTAACACCGTCTGGGGTGAATGCTTTACGAATGGGTTTTGCTGCGGATAAAAATGTCGTGAGGATTTCATTCGCCATGGGCTCCACCGTTTGCCTGGTTAGAAAGGAGCGTTTCAGTGCGGGTTACACTGACAGATTTCGGCGCACGGATGCTTAACGTAACATTACGCCGGTTGATATTGAAGCTGGATACACCGATTGTGAATTCTACGTCGGCGACTTTGATCAACATCGACTGGTTTTCCCCGCGGTGGATAAAAAGGTGTTTTACATCATTTGCTGTAGCAGACATCGTGCCCCCCGGCTGTGTTTAATACGAGCAGCCCATCCGCCGCCCATGTTGGTGTTTGTTTCATGGCGGCATGGATGAAGTCCATGTCTGTTTCTACTGTTTCTTCAGAAAGAATTGCAACGATTTCATCGTGTACGGTCATCAGTACGCACTGGTTTGGATCGTTGTACTGCGCAAGGTGTTCTGTGACAGCACGACGTGCGTCATTCAGAATAATCCGGCTGAGTGCCTGGATAATGTTTTCGATCAATTTCGCGCCGTGAATACTGGTCATGTGTTTACCGTTCCAGTATTGGTACTGGATGTTGCCACGATCATCTTCCACGCGTTCCAGTTTCGGATAACTCAGGTACATATTGTTGGGGAGTTTTATCCATCGATACCCGACTTTAAGGCAGCGCCATACGATTGGGTCTTCGCCTTTGGAGGTCATGTGGTACAGCATTTTCTGGGCGTATGCCCAGCAAGCCGCGAATCGATCATTTGCGTTGCGATATACACGGACAAAGTGTTCACACTCCGCGAGGGAAAAGAACATGTGTTCTCCTCCGCGGCCGCCAACAAGAAAGGTGTGGCGGAGCTTTTTCGCGCCCATGCCGTAGCCGAGGCCGAGGATCATCGTCTTGCCAACAAACCCTTCTTTTGCATGTGGCTTGATTTTTTTACCGGTTTCATGATCGATAACTTCGTGATTACGGCGAACTTCATATCCATACACCGCGGTGGCCATCCGGTCGTAAAGGTCGACGTTATCGGCGAATGCCTGACACACGTCCAGTTGCTGTGCGAACCACGCCATAACGCGGCCTTCGATATTGGCCAGATCCACGACGCCGATCCGGTAGCCAGGCGGTGCTATAAGCGCCAGGCGGTGTTGTGACCCTGCTTGGAGGTTTTCCATGTTGATCTTGTTGCAGCCAGACCAGCGACCTGTGTGTGCCCCGTAGTATTGTTTCGGGATGGCCAGCTGGTGATTCGGAAACACAGACGAGTGCCCGATCAATCGCATCGCGCGGGTTTCGGCGATGTTACTGGTCGCCATCATGCGGGCGATCCAGACATGTTTCAGTTCAGGATGGTCGAGTTGCAGTTCAATGAATTCTTTGTCCGCTTTTGATAGCGGTAATTTCTCGTTATCCGGGTTTTTGGCGGTCGGGGATAATACTTTCGGAATCACCAATCCGTGGGTTTTTTCGAGCCAGGCGGCGAATTTCAGATTACTCGCCAGAATAGCGCGAGAGGTCTCGTAGTCCGGGGAGATTCCGGCCGCCAGAATGATGCGTTCTTGCTCGGTCCGGTGTTCATCGAGAAATTTCACAAGGCGTGCATGGTCAACGCGAACAACAGGATGTAAAAATCGGGACAGCGTGAAGTGGATTGCTTCCAGTTCTGTGTCCGGAATACGTGGAACCAGGACACGTGCTGCAGCGAAGGTCAGGTCCACGTCCTGGATACAGTAATCTCCCATAGTTATGTGCTGTTCAGGGGTCAGCTGTTTTACACCACGGAAATTTTCCAGTTCCTTGCCTTTACGCATGGATAAATTATCGGGCCATAAACGTATGGCAAGTTGTTCGAGACTGGTACGCTCCTGGGGCCAGAGTCCGCGACTCATGCACTGTGTGCACCAGTACGTTTTTGCTGCCAGGCCGTAATACCAGGACAGGATTGCGCCATCGAACATCAGGTTGTGGCAGATCAATGTGTGCGGATTTCCGGGGAAAAACAGTTCGCGCAGGGCAGGACGGACTTCATTGTCAGCGTAATAGCGGGTAGTTTCGTCGTTGATCTTGACCCCGACGCTGTGTACGTAAAATTCAGGGTGGAAAATATATTCTTCGTAAGATAGAGAACTGAGGGAGTACCCAGTTCGGAAGAAGGTCTCGAAATCAAGCGTGATGACCGCCATGCGCGGGCTCCTGTGTCCAATGAGAAAGAAGTGTACCGGATTCAGTGAAAAACAGGTAGTACCTATATTTCAAAGGATCAAAGTAAGTATGTCTTCCACTTTGGTCGCAGTAACGTAAGCGGGGCGGACGATTTTTTGTTCTTTGTCGGTAGGAGAGGGCGGCTTAGGTAGGATAGCGGAGCAGTGTGGGGGGTACCAAACCCCCACTCCGCCGTTCCGGAAAAATATTGCAATCTGTTCCTGGATTGTCATTACCACACCTCACACCATTCGGGTGCTGGAATGCCGCCCCGGCCTAAAATGTCCACATCCATAGGGGTAATAATAACCGGTTCCCCGCCATTATCTCGCAAAGCAGTTAAGTACACTAAATGCGCTTGTGCGGCATCCATGCGTGCCTGCGCTCGGCTGATAAGGTTTTCTTCAGGTTGCGGTGCTGGTTCTTGAGTGGCGTCGGTAGCCTCGCGGCGTTGGGCCGCGTTATTTGCCATCAGAGCCTGCAAGGTTACTTGGTGCCAATATTCTTCCAGGAGTTCTTGTGGTGGAGTGATGAAGCCATCGCGGGGGGCCGCTGCTGTTAGGGCAATCCCCCACGGGAGTGTGCCGTCACGCAGAATTCGTACACTATTAGTACGGTCCTCCTCTCCCGGGGGTGCTATTACACAGAACCCCTCTATTGTAGGATTGGTTCGCCAACAGACAACATCATTTGCTTGCAGGGGGGATGTTCCATTCCATGCGCGTAGGCTATAGGGTTCCTGTCCTACTATTACATGGAGTTCAGTTGCAGGAGGTTCAGTGGTCGGAGGCAAAAGTACCGGTTCTACTGTTTGTTCAACATGAAATTTTGACCAATCATAGTCGTGCGCCAAACGAAGTGTTTCGCCCGGCAATTTATGCAAAAGGCGCGAACCCGGTCCTTGGGTACGCACAGAAATGCTTTTCAATACCTTCATCACCAGGAGGGAATTTCCTACGCTATGTACCTCTACAAGCCCGGGGTTCCAGCTGGGCCGTTGTGGAGTTGTATGGAACCATTGGTTCCAGCGCTGCTGGGCTGTAGCACGCAGTTTTTCTGTTTCGTGTAGTCGACGCCAAACATCATTAATATATCGTGCACAAATCTCTTTTTTGTTTGCCATATTAATAAGTGATGACACCCTGATATTGCCGTCGATGGCCTTCCATTGACTGCGCGGAGTTATCGCAGGGTGATCGTTTTGTTCTGCATAAAAAATTGTTCCCTTGTTATCAACTGCAACACACCGAGGGTATGTGCCATTGAGTATAACGATATCCCCGGTTTCTATTAGACTGGTGCCATCCCAGAATTTAAGAAAAGGACGTTCAGGAAATACGCCAGGGAGTATATTCTGCGGAATCCTCCATTCCCAGGGGGTATATGTAACCGCACCATTATCATCCACTTGGAGGGTATATTCGGTGCCATTTATCAAAACGGATTCATGTGTAAGTCGTTCCGTGCTGCTGAACATCCTGGAATCTCGTTGCCAGTTAGCAGGTAAAAGAAACATAGGCCAGTGTTTTCCTGCGGAATCACCGCTGTCTGCAGTACGCAGAAAAGCGTAAAGCACATCCAGCATAAGGGCGAAATCTCCTTCAGCGATTGTTTCTGCGATCGGCGGTCCGAAATCACCAAAACAAGGTTTTCCGTTGTTCAAAACATGGGGGTGTGGTGCGTAGTCCCAGTGTGAATTAGATCGCCATCCACCGTGTTCCGCTGCCTGGATGCGGATTTCCATGGTTTTTGTATGGACCCTGATAATCATCGGGGCTAGTTTAACAACAACTGGTCCTCCGTTATTTATCCATTTATATGGGTTGCTGTTTGGTTGCAATAAAATAGGTATCGTGCGGAAAATAACATAGTTATCATAAAACCGGATCTTTGCTGTTTTGCTTACCATCGGGTGTTGGCGGATGGTTCGCACAATATCTCTCGAGGTAATAACTTTACATTTTGGACTGAAGTAACTCTGGTTTTTTATCGCCAGATCTATCTCGGCGATGGCATTTATACGTGAGTTTTTACCATCTAGGCGGCGAGCTTCAAGATGCATTATGCTAGTGTGCGCTCTACGTTGGTTGCTCGCTAGTATGTCAACAAAAACTTCAGGAAGATTTTGTGGGATAGGGGTATTCGCCAATTCTTGCTGTTGGTCGATCTCTTCAGAATATGTATTAATACCCTCCTCTATGGTAATAAGGGCGCGTTCTGAATTTTGTTGTGCAATTACTGCATTTTGCATATCTACAGAGTATTTTCCTTTATATAAAGGAGCAGGTAAAGACAATGGCCCGCTACGCAATATAGCAGAAGGTACTGGGAATGTGTCCATCATGTGTAGTGGTCGACTATTACGGAATTTTTTGCGACGCATATTAATCTCCTACAGAAGGATAATTGCCTGTATTACGACGATAGCCGCCGTACCCGTTGAATTTGGTAGCAAGTAACGCATCCAGTTCCAGCAATTTATCAGCTGGAATATCGATCGAACGAATCCGGATACCGCGCGGGAATACATATTCATCATCAATCGTGTTGTAGGAATAACAACTTTCGACGGGAGGAATAATGATGTTTCCTTGTGCATCGCGGTCCGGTTTACTCCAGGAAGTTGTTGTCTGGTACGTCCGGGTTTTGACGTTGTTCGTGATCAATGCGTCAAGGCGTGCTTTTGTTTCATTGTTCATCGGGTAGTGTACGCCGGCGTTTACATTCTGGAATACCATCCCGGCACGTGTGTCAAATACATCCACTTTTTGTTTTCGGGATTTGTTATAAATCCCCCTGATAAATACCGGGCAGTTATCCAGGTACATATTGATCTGGGTTTCATCCTGTCCGGATGGTGTTACCCCCATGTTTACGTGGGAGTGGCCCCAGTAGTACAGCGCACCGGGGTCTTTGCCCGCGTCCATGATCTCGATCGCTAATGCCGCCATAGCTTCGGGGGAGATGTCAGTTTCTGTGCCCGATACAATTTGTTGCGGGACATAGATCTGGTCAATGTAGTAATCATTGCCCATTACTTGCACAGTTCCTAGCCAGCCGATTTCCTGAGGGCACTTATCCACCAGATAGTAAATCGCCGATAACACGGTTGGTGCGTAAAATACGCGGGGCGCGACCAGTGATGCTTTTGTCCGTAGTGGCGTTACGAGATTCGCCGTTGTTGTATCAGTTGCGGAAAAATCCCATTTTTTTGGTGGGGGGGCGAGTACACTTTGTTGTTGCATTGCCGGTTTCTCCTGGCGTTTGAGTGAGGGCAAGGTAATGACACGGTTCTTTTTCTTGCTCATAAATCTCCTGTGATTACCATGAGGGGTTTAAGGTAAATATCGACTTTGCTATTCGCTGCTTCCGGGTTTACATGAAGCAGGATGAATTGCCACACCGCGAGGTTGGCGATAATGGACGCGGTCGTACCTACGGACATGGGTTGTCCGCAAGGGCTCAATTCGGTAGATTCATCGTCAGACAATGTGGCTTCCCACGCGTTGGTTTGTTTTTCATCTTCCGGGCGATACCACATGACATTGCCGTGGGTTGATGCCATGCGTGTTTCGATCACAGCCAATGGGGGTTTTTCGTGTCCGTGGTACAGGAAACATTCGAATAATTCACGTCGGGATGCCATGGAATCTGTGAGCAGAAATACAATGTGTCCTTCGATGTCTATCTCTGTGGTATGAACGACTTTCTCCTGGACAAATGTCATTGTTTTTGGCGGAGCTGTTCCAGTTTTCGCAGCGTACCAGGAAACTAATCCTGCGACTTTTGGTTTTCCGATATCGGCGTGAACAAAAATCTGGTTTGCCAGGTTGTGCGCCTCGACAATATCGAAGTCATAGCACGTGATATTGGTCACGCCCAGTTCGACAAGTGCTGCAAAAATCCGTGAACCCGTCGCACCACAACCGATGATGGTTACGGGTATACGATGAAGGCTCGGATCAAAAATAGCCTGGTGCCGGATTAACGAAATGTCTGACATACATTTTTCCTGTAAATGTTGAGGGAAATAGTAAAAGGAAACACTATTACTCCCCCGATCAACGGGGCGCAGTGCCCCTACTGGGTTTTTTGGTATGTTCGTCGATAGGCGCTCAAGACGCGTATGCGTAGCAGTACCCAAATAGTGTTTCTTTTTATTATCTCTGTTGGCTCAAGTCAGCGCCCGATGGATACCTGGAACCCAGATTCGCGACGTTTGACGGTTGCCTGTCAAAGCAGGGAACCTCATAGCAGCCGGCCGTCGGGCGCTGACTTGAGCCAACAAAAAAGTTATCCCCCTCCAGGATGTTATTGCATGTTCCTGCGCCGCGAGACCCGACTTACTGTCCAATCTATGTTCACGAGATTCCTGTCGAGCAGGAAAATATATGTGTAGCACTCGATAGACATGAATTACGGTATGTGTTGGCACCCGTACTGATGTATACACATCCTGGAGAAGGATAATTCAGATTACTTCTTGGCCGGTTTTTTCGCTGGCTTTGAAGCAGGTTTCTTTACCGGTTTTGCCGCCGGTTTTTTGGCTGCATTGCCTTTTGCGCCCTGCACCAGCATGACGCGATCGCCGTCGCGCAACACAGTTGTGTCAGCCTGGACCTGGCCGTTGATACGCAACTCTTCGTTGCTGGCGCGGGACAGGCCGGCAACACGCAAGGCGTCGGCAGCGGTTGCGCCATCGTTCAGGGTCTGGTCAGTAGCATTGCCTGGAACTTTCACTACTTTTACATTGATCATGGTTCATTTTCCTATTTGTGAACAAGGTTGTGAGAAAAAAGCAGGTGCGTTGTTAGTGCGCCTGCTTTCGTTTACTTCAGGGATTACGCGTCGAGCGCGCGAGCTACCGCGGTACGTGCAGCGCCGATTTCAGCGATACGTGCCTGGATGCTTGTGCTTTCGGTGCGGATCGCAGCCAGATCGGTCTCTTCTTTTTCAAGACGTTTCAGCATATCGATCAGTTGGTCTTTGCTGGCTTTGGCAACATCAACGCCTTGGACCAGTGTTTTGCTTTCTACGAGAGGTTGTGACATGTCGAACTCCTGTGGAGTGGGTTGAGGGCAAGCACCATCCGCAATAATAACCATGCCGACGAAAGAATTGTGTCGGTCAGCATGAGCCAATAATGCGTCAAGCGCCTGGATATCGTTCTCGTTCATTTGAGACGCTCCGGGTTGTGCAGCGGGTGGGCCTGATTCGTTGTGCTGCGGAGACGAATCAGTGTCGTCAGAATTGACGAATTTGAATAAAAAAGTATCTGTAATACCAGCGCTGAGAATGGGTATCGGGGGTCATGGAGTTTTTTCCGTTTCACAATACTCCAGAAGATATCGCACATACCCTGTGAAAAAGGGCAGTGATTGCCAAGTAAATATGTCTTCATTTTTTGCGAGCGCTTTTTCGTACGCTTCCCGTAGTTGCGTTTGCATCTCGGGGCTCTGTTTCAACATCTCGGCAAAAGATTGCGGCATGGGCGGTGTCCTTTAATGATTTCACGCGTAGTAAAATGTCGCGTTTGAAAAATAATTCCTGGTCTTCGCCTGGATCAAAAATGGAACGTTCTCCGTTTTCATTCCGGCTGCGACCGTATTTGCGCCACCATTCCCGCGCTTGTTCACGTTTCTTTTCTTTGTCTGGTACGTAAACCATTACAGGAACATCTCTGCGCTGGAAATAAACTGGCCCTCTTCGACATCATTAAGCGGTGTGTAGGGTTTGTTTTCACGCTGGAGTTCTTGTACTTGCGCATGGGCAGCAAGCCAGTTGTCCACGATTTCTTCCTGTTCAGGTTCCATTTCAACCAGGACGTTGGTCGCGATATCATCCAGGACATTCGCAGAATCAACCTCTTCCAGGCTGTCGTACTCGTCAGTGATCTGTTTGATATCAACAGGAACTGTGATTTTTCCAAGCACACTGTTGTTGTGCGTGACAGTGCAAATGACATTGATTACGTCGGGTAAACTCATGACTTTCTCCTGTGTTTGTTAGTACCCCAGATGATCATGGCCAGACTCCACCAGTACAGGACCGTGCCCAGGATCTTGTCGTGGTACGGTTCATGCCCGATATAGGCCATACCTATTATCGAAAGAATAAAAAAAGGTACGACGTTCATGCTGGCGTGCCTCTGAGTGTGATTTGTTGGTATCCGCGTGCATGCTTGTTCAGGTCAATGAATTGTTGTGCATGTTGTTCTGCCAGTCCTTTTGATCCATAAATTGCTTCAGAAATCGCAACAGGTGTCTCTTCGAAATACACAGTGAACATGAACAGGGTCGTACCGTTTATGCGGCGGGCACTGGTAGTGACGCGGTACATACATTACTTCCTGCGTGAGCTGGAATACGATCGTGATGAAGACGGTCGTGAGTAAGTCTTGTTCACGACCACGGTTTTGTTCACGGTGGTGCGGTTACTACTCCCGCCACTGGAGCCGCCGCTCATCATGTGCCCGATGACCATGCCAGTGAGCAGGCCATCGTGACTACTTTGTTGCACCACCACAGGTTGTTGTGGTTGTTGTGCATAGACTATTTGCGGTTGCTGTTGCACAGGCTGTGGAATCTGTTCATAAATGATTTGTGGCGGTGTCGCTTCCGCTATCGGGGGTGGTTCAGGTGCTTTACTGCACGCTGTGAGTAGCAGTAAAAAAGTAGCAACATAAATAACAAGAAATGTTTTCATTGTGGCTGTTCCTCAACAGTTTGTTGTGCGTGGTATTTTTGTACAGCGTTAATAACTTCAATCAGAAAAATGAGTTGTGAAGGGAACAGGATCATGCGTCCACCTCTGCGACAGCGTCGCGTAATACTTTCAATTTTGATCGTGCTGTTGCTGCCTCATTCATTATGCTGTGGTGCTTGTTCACGATCGCGTCAGTGATTTCCAGAATCAAATCTGTGAGTTGGGGCACGGATGCGTTCTGGATGAACTGATGAATATCGGCGCTTGTCGTGGGATTCGCACATGCAGCACGTGCAGAAGCCAGTGTATCCGGATTGATTATCGGGGATTCAACAGGTATACCCAGTCGGTATCCGAGTGCAGCTTTCGCTGTAGGAAAACGTGACAATTTCGGAGTGATTTTTTTCGTGGTCCGGAACAAACCGTCGTGTTTGCGTGTGTAGCGTTGGCTAAGTGACGCATTACAAGCATTAACCAGGCAAAAGAATGTTTCCTGGTCACAGTCCTCGTTCCCGATCAGGCGCGTGATGATGTCAGAGCAGGTAAAAAAGGTGGAGGAGGGCGCGTTGGCGCAAAGACTTCCCAGTGCAAGTAAACAGCGTTGGGTGAAATTGCCTTTTGCTGCTTCGCTTTCTTTCGCGATCATTTGGTGCGCTCCTGTACGTGGGCGGTAATATAGGTAATGCCTATGTCCATTGTCAAGGAAAATAAACAGAAAACAGCCCCCTATGTGGCTGACCAGGGGCAGGATTTGGGCCCCTGCACGTAGGGGGCTGTGTTCTGTTTACTTGATTCTGCCTCCTGCTGCTTTGATTGCTTCAATAGTCTCTTGCCGCATATCGTTCCACCCGTTTTCATAACATGTGTACGGTGACGTCTGCTTCTCTGCAGCAGGCAACTCCACGACAACACTCTCGCGGCCTGCTTTGTATGCTTTATGCTTTGCGTTTTGAAGGACGGTATTTCTTCCATCGTCTTCGCTAAACTTATCAATGGCGGTATACATTTCTTGATGATTGCACCAGCGTACACCTTCTGGAACTGTAAAAGCTTGCTCAAACTTCTTCCTGATCTGTTCGTCTTGTTCGCTCATATTCAATGCCTCACATCTTCAGAAATATCGACCAATCCTGCTATGTAAACGTCGCTACCTATCTTGTAACCATTACTCTGCAAATACATAACATCCAATTCATCCAGAGAACCGCCCCAGCCAGAGCTATTCATCAGCACATTAAATCCAGCAGACGCTATTGCTTTTTCTGCGGCCATTCTAGGAGGGTAATTGAACCCATTTGGTAGCTCATCTGCTTCGATAACAATTTTACATGTCCAAACTTGTAGTTTTTTACTCATAAACACCTCAACAAAAAGACTACCCAAGCTACTGCAACTATAACTGCTAAACATATTGACTGTATATCGTTCATGGCTGCTTCTCTTTACCAAAATTCTACTAATGCCAGCACAGCAGTATAGTCAGGATATTTGTCTACTACTTCTGATCTATAATAACTGACGTGCCAGTCTTTTTTAAGCAGATCTTCCTCGTTAGTGATATCTTCCTTATCAGCGGTTAGGAAGATAGTCACACAAGCCCTCGGATACTTTTCTTCTACGTAGGCTCTAACCTCTTGCAGTTCGCTCATGGCTGCACCTCCTTAGATTCAACTAATTCAAACCCATCGCAACTGGTAACACACTGAATACGCGGTCTGCCAGAAGTTATTTTAGAAACCCCAGTGCACTGATCTGACAAATGCCTGCATTTGGCGCATATTGACATGCTGTTTCCTCGTATTACTGCGCGTATTGTTGCGGTTGCAGGAAAAATTGCGTTACCTTCGCGCGTAAGCTGATAACTCATGACTGTGCCTCCTGCGCCTTGGCAATGGTTTCAGCCTTCTTCAGTCGCTCTGCGGTTATAAACTGCCTAGCACTGCTGCATTGAATGTCACGCACTAGTGACAGTAACTCTTTTTGCAGCTCGTCGCGCTGTTGCTTAACTTTCGCAAGCTCGAAAATTTCTGATCCGTCCATTTCACCTGATGCGATTTTTTCTAGCGTTTCATTGCCAACACCAGCACACGCATTCACGCAGGCGACTATGCGGGCGGCGTTTGCGTCATTGATAGACTCATATTCATCCTGATTATCTTCTGTGCATGATTGGTTAATCTCGCAAACTGCAATGCGTGAACCAACTGACGGATATATGCCAGTGTATTCCCAACTATGGTCTACTGTGTGCCACGGCTCTGGTGTGTGCTGTGTCATGGCTTGTTCCTCTCTGCAATCATTGCGTCTGCCATTTTGTATGATTGTGATGCAACAGCATCTTTGCTCCATCCGCTGCTATTAGCATGCGCGATAAGTAAAGAGTGCATCGCCTTTGCTGCAAAGTAATCGCGCAAGTCCATGCCTGATTGCGTACTAACTTGGTATGGAAACGCTGGTGTATTGTCTTTCATACCGCCTCCTTTGGTGCATTTATTTGCACCACAATTTCTATCTGTTTAATTTACCTACTGATGCACGGTGTTTTATACGTCAGCAGGGTTTTATACACCAAAAGTGGTGCCCAATTGGTGTTATACGGCATCGTAGTCCGCGCCTTCTGCGCCGTTTTCGATGGCCTGTGATGCAGCATCGTCAAGCATCCGGTGAATCATAGTCGAGCCGTCTTCGCTTTCGTCGTTAAGCTCAGTCAGTATCTCTTTAATAAAAACGTCCCTGTTGTGTATCGTGATTTCACCCATTCCGTAGCTTCGTCCAACTTCTACCGCATGGCATAGAGTGTCAATACCGATGGAAATAACCAGTTCACCATCTTCAATCCGAGCGTTAAGTGGTGCGTCTTTCATTGTGTAAATCCCCTGTAATTAGTGGCCGTATAACAACCGCATCAAGGTCGCCTGCGGCTGGACTTCGCTTCGCTCGTTCACGGCTTACCTCCGGTGTTATGCGTCATATTAAATCAAGACATTTGCCGCACTTTTTGCAGTGTCTAATCTTTCTCATACCAGACTCGCAATGTTTCCACTCTCCGGCTTCGTGCCTACACACTCTACATTCGTACAAAAACCATTTAAGCCAATTAAAAAATTCCATAAATCCTCCGTAGTTATTAACGCATAACAACTCGCTCAACCGGACAAGCCGGTTAGCTCTGGGTTATGCACCAGTCTGTGAAATAGCAGCGTCAAGCTCTTTAATTACGTCTTCAAGATTCACAAATCTTCCGCGCATCATCATGTCAACATCATTACGCACCTCTTTTAGTGCCATCAAAAACTTGTGGCTATTCTGAGCAGCGGAAATTAAATCGCTCTGCAAACAAAGTTCCACGCTGGTTTCATTTGGGTTTCCAACTTCTATAGAATACGCCTGTGCGAATGTTTCAGACTCGCGGAATCTCTCAATATCACTCGGAAACATGTGCGCAATAGGCTCTGGTATTTTCTGTAGGTCTGACATGTGTTTCACCTTAGTAGTTAAATTCTGTGTTGCATAACAAGTCGCTCTAGGCCGTGGCTTCGCCACTGGACAGCCCTCCCGTTGGTCGGCCTGCCCCTAAGCTCAGTCGTTATGCGTCAACTATCGCCACATTCTCGCAACGCACCCATGTATGATCATCTGTTCCAAGAGCAACACCGTAAAGTCCAACAAGGCGCTCCTCAAAATCACACGATGCCACAGGATATACTTCTCCTTTATATACGGCCTTCATTCCGCATTTCCATTTTGTTGTATCAAACTCTTGCTGTGTCATATTTGTTTCCTCTCGTTAAAATGTTTACGCATAACAAGTCGTTGCACGCGACCGCCTACGGCGTCGCTTGAACTCCAGTGTTATACGGCATCGTATGTCGCTGCGAATATGTCAGGCTTGCATGGGTAGCACTCGCCTTTCACGCCCTTAATTATCCAGTCTCCTGGTGTTGCAATATGCTCGCCTTCTAGTGTTGGGATGACCAGACACAGCAAGTTATTGTATTCGCGCACCTCAAGTTCTGCGCCAACAAACTCGTTTAGCTCATCGTGCAGCCTTTCATTGATTCCGGTAAATTTCACCGCTTCGATTACTACAGGTTTCTTTCTAAACTTTGCCATCTTGTTTTCCTCTTGGTTAAAATGCCGTATAACAACGCGCTCAACTCGGACGCTTCGCGCCGGTTAGCTCTGGGTTATGTACTTTCTTTCGCCGCGCAAATTGCCGTTTCCAGTATGTGCTGCGCCTCCATATATCCACGTGCAGCGGGCAACCCGAGTGCCGAATACGCAAGCTCGACAGCTTTAAGCAGCTCTGCATGCTTTTGTTCCGCGTCTCTTATGCGCTGATTGAGGCTATGCAGCCCATCCTTTAGCAGAATGTTATTCTCCAGATTCTCGGTGCTCAATCCTGCGCATGCGTTCACGCAGGCACGGGCGCGGATGTAGTCTATTTCGTCAAGCATCATCTGTGGCGGCTCGCCAAAACGCTGGTTTAGCACTTTCTTAAACTCTGGCCACGGCTCCGGTGTGTGTTGTGTGATCATTTCAAAACCTCTCAACTTTTGTGTTTGTACATAACAAGTCGGCCAAGCGCCGCTCATTTCATTCGCTCGACTGGCTTCGCCAGCGGCTTGCCTCTGTGTTATGCGTCATGTAAATAACCATTTGCCAAGTGCATATATTCCAATCAGCGCAAGCACTCCAACTATATAGCTGATAATCTCTAAAACTTTCCAAGCGTCGTCGCCGTACATCACCACAAATCCTCACTGAATAAATGTGCTCTTGGCTTTCCAATAACAGGCTGCTTGATTCTCTTCACATACTTCAAAGCCTGCTTCCTGTTAAGGTATCGCCCTGTGTGCGTATAAAAGCCTTGATTTTCTCCGCCAGTCTTTAATCCTGCTGGCGGAGTTTCCAGTCCTGTTACTTCAGCAAAATACCAAAAGCAGTGGCAATGCCGGTTTGGTTTCGGCAATCGCACTTCTATGCTATCTCCAAACTTTACCGCTACGCCAACGATCATAAAAACCCCAATACATTACGCATAACAAGTCATTCCAGCGGACGGCTTCGCCGCCGCTGAATTCCGGTGTTATGCGTCAATGCAGTTGTATCTAGTGTCTGTTTCGTCATATTCGTGTGAATCCTCTGCTTCTTCCGCTGTCATTACAGTCAAGCGTATTGGCTTACCGTGTATAGCACCGACGAAAACGGAAGTCTCCAAGCACCTGCCGCCAGTTTCGTCTGCCAGCGTTTTCAATACTTCTTCAAGCTTTTCGGTTTTAATTTCAATGTCGTACATGCTCATACTATTTCTCCTGGAATTTAACGCAGCCGAAGTCTGGTCCGGTATGAAGAAAAATATTCAAATCAGAATCATCGAGTACAGTGATGCGAATAAATGCGTGTTCGGAATTTTTGATGTTTGTTTCTTCTGGAAAGTCGCAGACGCCTTTGTAGTCGCGTCCCCAGTATTTACAGTTCCTGCATAGCCTCAGGGTAGTGTCCATGTCAATGGGTCGCGATAAGGGTGCATATGGGTAACATGTTAGTAGTTATGTTACCCATAATGCAGCGTGTTTTTAGTGGATCTGCGCCATGTTCTACCATCTGGACAACGAGATGGTCGTCGTAATACTGATATGTTGAAATAATGACAACGATTGCGACAAGGCCCGCGATGCAGGCTAGCCAGAGTTTTAACCAGAATTCATTTTCTGACATGGGATGGGTCTCCTGTGAATGTGCGCGGATAATAGGCAGTGCCTATATTCCTTGTCAATGGAAAATGACGAATACCCCCCAAGCGGGGGGTTTCGGTCAGAGTGAAGAAGGTGTTACCGGCTGTTTCGGTGTCGGGGGTTTATCTCCGTACGTTTCCTTGTAGGCAGCCAATGCGGCACGGGTCAGGTCGCTGTCCACCGCAGCGGAGTAGCACACCATCTCATGCTGCTCCAGACTGACTTGTGGCGTTTTGTCCCTGGTTTCCACGTGCGATAGCGTGTAGGGTTTCACGTACGTGACCATGTCACCAGACTGCCTATCCCTCTGGACAACCACGCGGTATCCACTGGCCGTAGCCAGTTGCGCGGCCAGCTGTTTGTTGAATACTTCCGCGGCCGTGTTATGGGCCGTGTCCATGAGCTGGTCAGTGAATTGCTGCTGTTTCTTTTGTTCGCCGAGTTGTTCCCCGGCGGCGAGGGATAGCAGGCACAATAACAGGGTTGATGTCATGGTCAGTTTCATGGTCCACCTCATGGCGTTCAGCCGGTTGTTTGTTCAGTTTATACAACGTGATGCCTGCGCGCGCCAGACGGTAGGTACTACGAGTGGCCTGCGCCATGCCGAGTCCGAGGATCGTCCCCATGGCCACCTCGGGGAAGAGCACCGCGCCGATCAGGAGACTTGCGGCCACAAGCCCGCTCGTGTCACTGACCATGGACTCTTTCAATGTTGCCGGCGTATAAGTTGGATGTTTCATGATGGTTTCCTCGTGTCAGTTTCAGTACGCGGCATCATGGCGTAGATGCCACCGATTAGTATCCCGCCCGTGATCACGACCGCGGCCATGCCGCCAAGCAAGTACGCGGTCAGTTTCAGGGTGATCGGGATGATGAAAAACAGCGCCATTCCGAGCAGGATCCGGTATAGGGTGCCTTTCCAGCTTGTGTCGAACATCGCTGTGTCCTCCTCACGCAGCTAGCGTGTCTGACGGTTGCTTGTCCGGGTTCATGTCCGGGTCTTTGGTGCCGTACAGTTCCGTCGCTGCACTGACGGACGCGGCGTGCCACACGGACGAGGTAAACGTCACGGCAATGATCTCGCCATTGACACGGACCACGACTGCCATGGCGGCAGTGCGCCCTAACAAGGCAGCTGCCAGTGCCAATCTGAATTTCACGAAATGTTTCATAATATATCTCCTGTATGGTCGAAAGTGACCATGAGCAAACGCCCCCTATTCAGGGGCGCTGCTCGGTTGGAGGTTAATGCTGCACGATCTGTTCAGGACGTGGGCGACCGGTCACGTAGTTTTTCCCGATCGCGTCACCATTCAACGCGTGCGTTTCAATGAATTGCTCCATGTCCACGCTGTCGCGGAACGCCTGTGCACCCTGTTCAGCCAGTGCACTGTCGTCGTTACCTTGGCGCTCGAGGATTTCCTCAAGCCGGGCATACTCCGCGTCCATGGTCTTGCCAATCGTTTCCAGCGCACCCAGGGTGAGTTTCGCGGTTGCGATATTTTCCAGCATGCCGTGGGCCTTGCTGGGCATGACCTTGCCCGTGTTCACCCGCTGGTGAGTACGGACAATGAACGCCTGCGCGTCCACGGTCAGTATCCGTGCCTTGTTGTACAGACGCTCGCACAGGTTTTTCAGCGTTTGTGGCTCCAGTCCCAGTGGTGCATCGGTATGGGCGGTCATCTGCCCCTCGATGGCCATCAGGATCTGGTGTGTCCACGCGGCGGCGTTTTCCACGATGCGTTTCTCAACGGCTTGCTCGCGGTTGTTATTGACATGGATCACGTCCTGTGTCGTGTCACCGAAGATGCTCTGCTGGGTACCGGCCAGTGCCCAGTCACACGCGTCGCCGATTTTGGCTCCATCCACGGCAGGGCGTTTGCTGTACTCCAGATAGTTCGTGATCGCGTTCAGGATGCTTTCACGGCGTTGTGCGACCGGCAGTTCCATGGCGGCCCACGCGGCGAGTGCGATACCTTGGTACGAACGCTGTTCATCGTCTGTGTTGCGTGCGCTCCAGCCTTTGACCAGCGGGAACATTGCCTGGCTCACGCCGAAGCTCAGGATGGCGTAGGCCATGCTGGTTTTCGGATAGCCGTCGAGGTTCTCGACAGCAGCGTCAAGGATGTGATTGATATGGATAGTTTGCATGATGGTTCTCCTGTGATAGGCGACATTGCCCATGACCAAAAACCCCCTAAGGGGTTAGTGGTAACAAACAACAAGGCGGTATCTAGTGGTGTAGTAATCACTGTTCGCCGAATCAATAAGATTCAGGCGCTCGTAATAACGAAGTAGCGGGATGATTGCTTCCAGCATCGGGAAGTATTGCAGCTCTTTTAGGGCGGCAATTCCTGTGTGGATATCCTCGAAAATGAACTCGCCAGTGTCATCGCTGCTGGCGATGTGGACATTCGGGCGAAAGACGGAACCAGTTAAGTGGGTTATCAGATTCCGGATACGCGATGTTGTTCCATACACGTTGTCGAGGCGTTGATCTTCTTGCCAGAACGGGTCGCTCGCCAGCGGCTCTTCGTAGTTAGTGGTAATAGCGTCGATACGGAGTGAAAGTGAAAGGCCCACGGTCATATCTCCTATGTGAATGACATGACCAAAAACCCCCTATTCGGGGGCCTTGGTGTGGTGCTAGATCTCGACCTCGTCGAGGTAATGTTCCACGGATTCTGGGCCGTTTTCTTCGATCTGGTCGATGACCACGTTGATGTCGATTGGCATAAAAATCTCCTGAATGGCCGGAATTGACCATAAATAAAAGCCCCCTATTGCACTGCAATGTCCTACTACACTGTAGGGGTATTGGGACACCGTACGGCTACGTATTTGCCGCAGAAAATGCCCTATTTTAGTGCGTTAGTGGTTCCTTACCTGGAGAGCAAGCAAATTGGGTAACAGATGAAAACATCTGTTACCGGTAAGTGATTGATTCTAAAGGCGGTAACAGATAACAGATAAAAATGCATACTCTTATAGGAGAGAGATATATTTTTTTATCTGAGGTAAGGGTGCATATCCTTATCCATGTCTCATGTGTAGGGAGGTGTTTTATCTGTTACCGTTACCGCGTTGTTTTTGTTGAAAAAAGTAGGGTAACAGATGTATTACGATACGAAAGTGTAAAATCGTTTCGAAACTACCTATTTCCGCCGTCGTTTCGGCGCCTACGGGGTGCGGGGTTGTGGTCGTGGAACATGTTCATGTCCATGGACAAGAGCCCCCTAGTCGGGGGCATTGTTCCATTCCTGTTTCAGTGTTTCGATGTTGCGATAGCCGTATCCGATGATGCGGTTCGCGATGAAGAGCATGCCCATGACAATGGACGCTTCCGAGACGCCTAACACGCCGCCAAACGCGCCGAGTGTTGATGCGAGGAATAGCCCGACAAGGACCTCGAACGTGATCATGTTGTTCATGGCCCAGCGCAAGAGCCACCGACCGTGTTTCTCGGACTTGACACTGAACATGAGCACGATAATAAAAACCGTATGAATGATAGGGATAATAATCATGGCAATTCTCCGTGGTTAATTGACCATGACCAAGAACCCCCTATCAGGGGCCTTGGATATCGCTCTGTGTGGCTACAGGTTTAACGATAGTTGCTCACCCTGTGGGGTAGTAGTGGGTACTGCCATCAAGGGCACGCGCAGCTGTTTCCAGCCGCATTTCGTGTTGAACCACCCGCGCGCCTTGATAGCATTCTGGAGCCTGTCCATGTCCTCGGCGTCGCCGCCGAACAAGTGCATCCAGGCTTCCGCCGGGTTGTGCTTGTTGACAAGGACCGTGTGCATGTACTGGTTCCCGTCGGATGCTTGCACGGATTTGGTGGTGAAATAATAGGATTCGACTTTGCGTTGACGGTTCATGGTGGTTGCCTCATGGATAATGGTCCATGGACAAAAGCCCCCTATGCGGGGGCAGTTGGTCATGCCTTGGCGGCGTTCATTGCTTTGACCGCATTGATTACTGCGTCAGTGCCGAGGAGGCCGATAATGGACAGGATCGAGATCACGATCCCTGCTGCCAGCCAGTGGTAGCTGAGGGCCACATAGCCAGCGAGACACAGTGGGTTTGCGATGGCCATCCATTTCCGCGGTTTGTTGCCTTGCAGTTGCATAAGGCTGATACCAGCCAGCGTGCCAACGATGTGGGTAACGACAACGAAAATGATAACGATCATGTGAAGAGTAGCCATGTTATTTCTCCTGTGATAGACGATATTGTCTAAAAATAAAAACCCCCTATATGGATCCTAAAAGACTAGGTTCAAATTCCTGATCCATGACATAGGTTGTTGCCCTTCGTCCATTGTCACTGCCGCTACGGCTACGAAGTGCACAACCACAACTCACACAAAAATTTATGAAATTTTTTTCATAAGGAAATAACCCTACATTTGACATGGACATGGACCATCTTCCTGGACATGGACCATCTTCCTGGACATGGACCATCTTCCTGGACATGGACCATCTTCCTGGACATGGACCATCTTCCTGGACATGGGCCATCTTCCTGGACATGGACATGGACATGGACATGGACATGGACATGGACATGGACATGGACCCTCTTCTTGGACATGGACCCTCTTCCTGGACATGCACCAGTTGCATTCCCCGCCAACCCTGCATAAAATAGGTATCACCTATACTGTGGGGAATTTCCATGGCCGATCCGACGATCGAGAATGCCGCCGCCGCACTGGCCGCGAAGAAAAGCCTCATGGACAAGGTCGATGAAGCGGTCAATGGCGCAGCCCCGGCTGCAGTAGCCACAGCTGCAGCTCCCGCCACGACCCTGGACCTGGATGCGCTCAAGGCGCAGGGCGATGCAGCCAAGGCGGCGCAGGTAGCTGCCACCTTCCGCGAAGTCCCGATCAGCAACGGGCAAGGTGCCGTGTATTACGCAAGCCCTGACCACGAAGATGCCGCTCTCCTGCGCCAGTTCGGCGCGCACGAAACCACTGACAACAATCTGCCTGTCCTGGCGTTGCCCGCCCGCGGTGCCCTGAACGAGCGGTTCAAGGAAGCGCTGACCGCGGCCCGTGCTGCGCGCGCCGCAAAGGCGGCCGAAGACGCTGCCGCTGCAGGAGCGAAGTAATGGGTTTCTGGAGTAAGGCCGCAAAAGTCGGTGGCGCAGCCGCTGCAGTAGCCGGGCAGCCAGAGATTGCGATCCCCCTGGAGGCGATCGGCAACGCGGCCACGGTAGCGGAAGCCCCCGGCATGCTCCGGAAAGTGGTCCGGGGCGCGAAAAAGATCAAGAACAGCAAACTCACCCGGTTCGGCGTGGAAACTGCCGCGGGCATGGCCCTGATGAATGGCGTGGACCGCCTTCTGGGCGGGGATGGTGGCGATGGTGACGTGGACACGGCCGGTGCTGTGGACAACGACGGTGCGCCGCCCAGCTCGTTGAACATCGAACAGCTGCCATCCGGCCACGTCCGGGTGTCATTCGACCAGCACGACCCCATCGCACGCCACCTGGATCCACTCCTGGCGGCGTTCGGCAGTGGTTTTGCCAGCGACGGGCGGAAAACCTACACCCTGGGGGCGCGGGAATACCAGCGTCTGGTCCAGGAGCATGGACTGGAGGGGTAATGTCCCCCGAAGAGATCCCGGAAGGGGACTTCGACCACGTCCACAACGCCGCAGTGATGGCGGAACTGGACTTCACCCCGCAGCAGGAGCGGTTTATCACCCTCCGGTGCCATGGTTTTGGTCTGTTGCAGGCCGCCAGATACGCCGGGATGGACCCGGATACAGCCCGTAATTTCCAGGGACTGCTGAAAGTACAGCGGTTGATGGAGCAGATGAGGGACATGTATGACGAAGCGGTGCATATCACGCGGGCGACGGTTACGGTCATGCTCATGGAAGCGCACCGTAAGGCGGCGACGGCTACTGAAGAGATAGCCGCAGCACGGGAGCTGGGGAAACTACACGGGTTGTACAAATCAGACTCACAGAAAGGCACAAATATCACGAATAACACCCAGATCAATGGCGATGTGCAGGTTAATGGCCAGAAACGGTTCGAACGCATGTCAACAGATGAATTATTGCGCATAGCGCATCAGCAAGAGGCATGAACATGACTTCTCCAGTACAGGTTAGCCACCACTTTGACGGACACACCGCACGGTTCGCCGAGTATTTGTGGGCCGAGCGCCCCTCCGCCGCCCTGTGCGAAGGGAACCACCTCACGTTCGCCGACCTGGGCAACGCCCTGTTCCGTGCAACAGCGACGCGGTATCTCCCGGTTGCCGGGGATGTAGTCCTCGGGCAGTACACCCTCGCGATCGGGATCGCGCCGTCGTTCACCGGCACCGTTGACGGGGCGATTGTGTTCGGTACGGCACTGTCCCGCGCGATTGACGGGTTCTATTACTACGACACGGACACGATCGTGGACGGGCAGGAGGCCGGTTTTTACTGGACGGATTTCTCCTCCACGACCGCGGCGGTGGTGTCGAACAACACATACACGCCGGCAGCTGGCGTGATACCTGTTCGCCCGGCGGCGGACGACCTTGTCGCGTTCGAGGGCGATGTACCGGGCGGCGCAGGCGTGACAACCGAGGTGGTACTGGGTATCACCGCGCTCCCTGATCACCTGCTGGGGCCGAATGGCACCGTGACAGCGATCGGGCAGTTCGAGACAGCGAATACCGAAGGGGCGAAAACCGTAAAAGCGAAACTGGGCAGTACCGTTTTTGCCAGCCTCGCGCTGGAATCGGTTGCGGCGCAGCGCCTGGAAGGGGGTTTTGCGAACGCGGGCGCGGAAACTGCCCAGTTAACCCGCCCCGGTGCGTCATGGGGCGCGGGCAGCACTGCTGCTCCGACGGCGATGGGCGTGGACACGACCGCAGCGCAGACGATTACCTACACCGCGCAGCTGGCGACGGCTACTGACTGGTTGGTCTGCACCCAGGCCACAATTATGGCGACACCACGCGCGTAAGCGGCACTTTCCACTTTTCTCAGGGGTATAGAACATGGGCGCAGCGAGTATTGGGGCAGGAATCGCGGAAAAAATCGCGATGTTGGCAGCGAAACCGGCAGCAGGGAAGGTGGTAAACGCCGGTATTGCTGGGGCAGAACGGATTGCCGCGAGTCCTGTGGCACAGAAAGCGGCCGGACTGGGCGTTGCTGCAAAAGACATCGTGAACCGGAACGCAGGCGTCGCCGCTGGCGCAGGCACCGCCGGTGCGATGCTGATGGACGGGGCCGTGGTCCACTCGAATAACGCCAATATCAACTCCAACGAGCAGGCGATGATGCAGCAGGAGACGCAGATCGAGCCCGTGGGCCGTGGGCTGGTCCGTATCCATACCAAAAACCAGAAACTGGCCCAGATCCTGGCCCAGTTCCAGCCGAATCCGGACGTAAACGACGACGGATCGGCCACATTCACGTTGAACGCGGGCGAGTTCGCCCGCGCGCAGCAAGCTGTCGGGGGGATGAAGTAATGGGCATGGGCTCTCCTGCCGGCGCTGCCGGAAAACTGATCTCGGTAGCTGAAGCGAAACTGATCGCGGCGAAAGCGCACGCGAAGGCATTCGGCGAGAAAGCCAAACCTGTCGCCAAAGCGGCTGCTGCCACTGCCGGCGTAGGCGCTGCAGGCGTCGCCGCAGAAGAAGCCCGCGAACACACCCTTGTCGAGCCGGTCCAGAATGGCTATCGGGTTTCCACTGGCGACCCTGCTGTGATGGAACACCTGAAGCAGTTCGGTGAGGGCGAAGAAGGGCACATGGGGCGGAAACATTACACTTTGACCCGTCGCCAGTACGCCCGCGTCGAACCACATTTGGATAAGAAACAAGACGAGTCCGACGACCACCACGAGTACGCGTAACAGTGGACCTGTTCCCGGAAGAGACAGAGTTTTCCCTCGACCTGCCGACTGCGATGCCGAACGCGGCCGCACGCGGGGCGATGGCCGAACTCGCCTCACGGGAACTGTGTCGACGCCACTTGCTGCCGTTCGTGCAGCGGTTTAACCCGAATTATCAGGCGGGCTGGGTGCATAAGCAGATCTGCGAGGTCCTGGAACAGTTTTCCCAGGACGTGGCCGATAAAAAATCCCCCCGGCTCATGATCTGTGTGCCTCCGCGCCACGGGAAACTTCTGGCCGACAACACACCCGTGTTGACCACAACCGGGTGGAAAAACCACGGGGATCTGGAAGTGGGGGACATGGTATTCCACCCCCACGGGCACCCGGTGAAGGTGCTGGCGACATCGGCCAAAGCACCTGCGAACATGCGGGTTGAGTTTTCAGACGGCAGTGTGATCCATTGTCATGAAAACCACGAGTGGACGGTATACCACCGTTCGGCGCAGCAGTGGATAACCGCCGAAACTGCGTATTTCACCCGCACCACGAAGTATAGGAAGCAGCTCGATCTTACGCCCGGCGGCCGCTGTATGTACCAGCTCCAGCAAGTTTCTAGTCTGAAATTTCCCGCGCAAGAGTTCACTATGCCGCCGTATGTCCTTGGGGCCTGGCTCGGTGATGGTACGTCGAAGAAACCTGCGATCACCCACTGCACGGGCGATAAGGCAGTCGTGCGGGCCATTGAAGCCTTGGGGTATCCGATATCAAGCCAGCAGATACACAAAGGCACCGGTGTGGTTACTACCAGTTTTGCCGGGCCGAAGCCGAATAACAGCGGCCGGATGTGGGTAGAGTTAAAGGCGCTTGGTGTAGCGGGGAATAAACACATCCCTACTGAGTATAAATTGGGCTCGGTTATTCAGCGGCTCGCATTGATTGCAGGGCTCGTCGATACCGACGGGCACGTTTGTAAGAAAACGGGCCGGGTAAGGATTGTCGCTGCGAACAAACGCCTGGTCGATGACATTGTGGAGGTACTGACCGGTCTGGGCTTCGCCCCGCATGTATCCGCGGCGGCACCAACAACATCGACATCCGGGGTCGTAGGTAAAAAAACCTGTTACTACATCGGTTTTCAACCGACGCTCCCTTTACCGACTGTCCTGCCGAGGAAGCAAATTACGCGTTTTGCAAAACAGCGCATGCGCGGGATTATAGGTATAACCTATGCACCACAGGGGCTTCAGGGGAAGTGTATCCAGGTTGATTCGGAAGACGGGCTGTACCTGGCGGGGAAGACACTGATCCCTACCCACAATTCCGAGATCGCGTCACGCCGGTTTCCTGCCTGGCACCTGGGCAAGTACCCGCAACATGAAGTGATCGCTGCGTCCCACACCACGGGCCTGGCGATGGGCTTCAGCCGTCGTAATCGGGCACTCCTTCGGGACAGTGACTATCACCAGATTTTCGACACGCGTCTGGACCCGGATTCACAGGCCGCAGAAGAATGGTTCACCGCGCAGGGCGGCGCGTACTTTGCCGCAGGTGTCGGCTCCGGTATCGCCGGCCGTGGTGCCCACATCCTCATGATCGATGACCCGGTCCGTAGTCAGGAAGATGCAGACAGCCCGACACAACGCGAAGCGGCGTGGGACTGGTACACCTCTGACGCTTATACGCGTCTCGCCCCCGGCGGCGGCGTGATCCTGATCATGACCCGCTGGCATGAAGATGACCTCGGTGGCCGTCTACTGGCGGAGCAGAAAAATGGCGGGGACAAATGGCAGCTGATCGAGTTTCCTGCCCTGGCCACCCAGGACGAGCCGAACCGGAAGAAAGGCGAGGCACTTCACCCTGACCGGTATGACGAGAAATCCCTCGCGCGGATACGGAAAGTGCTCGGTGAACGGAAATGGTCGGCCCTGTTCCAGCAGAACCCGACCCCTGAAACCGGGATGTACTTTACCCGTGAAATGTTCAAGTTCTACGACCCGGATGTGGTTGATACCAGTAAATTGATCGGCTACCAGGCATGGGACTTGGCCGTCACCACGAACGATTTGTCGAACTACACCGTCGGCATGACCGCAGGCGTGGACGAGCATGATGACATCTACATCCTCGACCGTGTCCGGGGCAAGTTCGATGCCATGGAAACCATGGAAAACATCTGCGACGCCTTCATGAAATGGCGGCCGATCATGGACATCGTTGGTATCGAAGCTGGCCAGATCGAGAAATCCATCGGCCCGTTCATGCAGAAATCCATCGACAAGAAACGCCTGTACGACATGCACATCCTGCAGTTGCCCCCGGGCAGGCAGGACAAGGCAGCGCGTGCGCGCCCCATACAAGGACTGATGCGACAAGGACGTGTCCTTCTCCCCCACCCGGATAAAGCCCCGTGGGTCCACGAGTTGATGGACGAGATGCTGCGCTTCCTGGCAGGTGGCACGAACGATGACCAGGTGGATGCCATGGCCTGGTTGGGGCAGATGATCATGGACATGGTTGGCTACCGCGAGCGCCCACAGAAGGCGAAAGCCTCCTGGCGGGACAAATTGTTTGTAATTGAAGGCGGCAAAACCGCCATGAGTGCTTGAGGTAACGAATGAGCGACCTATCCCTGATGCTCCCCCCGATTGCCGAGGATCTTGACGCTCGTGACGAGCACCAGATTGTCCAGGACCAGTGGGCATGGTGGACACGGGTCCGGAACTCACACACGACCTATGTGAATGACGCGATCCGGTTGGAAAAATTCTACATCGGCGACCAGTGGGAATCGACAGATGCAGCGAAACTGGCGGCAGAAGGGCGTCCAGCGCTGACAATCAATATGATTTTGTCGATTGTCGATGCAGTGCTTGGCGACCATGCTGCAAAACGCGCCAGTGTTGCCTTCGAAGCCGCTCGCGGGGGCACGGAGTCCTTGTCTGCTGTGCTCTCGAAAATGTGGCTGGACATTGCCCGTATCAATGACTTCGACCACGAGGAAAGCCAGGTCGTATCAGATGGCCTGATCCAGCGCCGTGGCTGGTGGGACGTTCGTATGGAGTACGACACAAGCCTCCGCGGTACCGTGCGCGTTCAGGCAATCGATCCGTTGGAAGTGATCATCGACACGGACGGGAAGAAATATGACCCGACAACCTGGGGATATGTCGGCCGCACCTGGTGGGCATCGTTGAATGACCTCCGGACAGACTTCAACCTGTCCGCGGAGCAGGTCAGCACCCTGATGTCCCTCTGTGAAACAGGGGAGTTCGGGCAGGACGCGTTGACGTACGCCTACAACACGTTCGGCGGCACCACGATGTACACCAGTTACGCCGGCAGTGAAGAAGAGTCGTCGAAAGCGCTCCGCAAACGCTACCGTGTACTGGAGCGGGAGTACAAAGTCCGCTGTGAGGTACTGACCTTCGTCGACCCGCTGACCGGGGACAAACGCCGTGTACCTGAAGGGTGGGACGCGGCTCGCGCGCAAGCATTTGCGACGCAGAACCAGTGTATCTTGCACCGCTCGGTCGAGAACCGCATTCGGTGGACAGTGACCACAGGGATCATCGTGTTGCACGATGCCTGGTCGCCGTATCGTACGTTCACGAAACGTCCTTATTTCCCCTATTTCCGTCGCGGAAAGCCCTTCGGCCTGGTCGATAACCTGGTCAGCCCGCAGGAGCAGTTGAATAAAATTGCGTCGCAGGAACTGCACGTGATTAACACCACCGCGAACAGTGGCTGGATGGTACCTGCAGGCTCGTTGACGAACATGACCACGGACGAGTTGAAAGCGCATGGCGCGCAAACTGGTGTAGTGCTCGAGTACAACAAAACGAAAGGTGCGCCGGAGAAAATCCAGCCCAACCAGATCCCGGCCGCGCTCGACCGGGCAGAACAGAAAGCGCTGGGCAATATCATCCGCATTGGCGGAGTGGACCCGAGCCAGCAGACGCCAGACCCAGCAAAAACCATGACGGGGAATCCGCTGCAGGCGCTGCACGACAAAACATCAAACCAGAACCAGGTGATCATGGAGAACCTGGCGTACAGCCGCAAACTCCTGATGCGCAAGGTTATAGAAGTTATCCAGGACTTTTGTACGCAGGAACAGATCGTGTACATGACCGTGGACAAGGACCAGCCACAAGAAGTCATCGTCAACGAAATCAATGCCGCCGGCGAAGTGGTGAACAACCTCAGTTGTGGCGAGTACGACGCGGTCATCACAATGGTGCCATCGCGTACCACGTTCCGCGCGGAACAGTTCATCGAAGCTGCCGCCATGATGCAGTCCGGTGTCCAGATTCGTCCAGAACGCCTGGTCGCCCTGTCCGGCCTCGAGGACCGCGCCCAGATTGCGAAAGAAGTCGCGCAGGACGCCGGCCGTGGAGAGTTGACGCCGGAACAACAGCAAGCGCAGCAAATCCAGGCGCAAATGCAGATGCAGCAGATGCAGTTGCAGCTGGAGCAACTCAACGCGCTGGTGCAGAAGCTGCAGACCGAAGCACAGCTCAATGTGGCGAAAGCGAACGCCGCAGAAGTCATGGCGGAAGCAGCGCAGTCGCAGATCGAAGCTGATGTGCAGATGAACCGCGATACGAACGACTTGCGGCATAACCTGGCGCAGTTGAACTCCGCCACGCGTCTTGACCAGGCTACGATCCAGGCACAAACACGCGCTGCGCTCCAGGAAAACAAACAGGACCATGACATCAGGAAACTGCACCTGACCGCGCAGGACAAGCTCCACATGGAGCACTCCAAGCAGACGGCGGAGTTGCATGCCCTGGTCACAGAGGCGGCCCATGATGCAGAAGCCCTGCGGCAGCAACACGCCCACGAAATAAGCGCGCAGGTGTTTGATACCCACGCAGCACAGCATGCACAGGAACAACAGCAGGCACATGACGTTAACCTTTCCGCACTGACTGCGCCGCCTGCCGCAGGTCCAGTCGCGGAGGAGCAATGATATGACAGGTACTGCAGCAACACCGAGCTACGAAGAACAACTGGAACTTGATCTGGACGAACTGGGCGGGCTGGACGCCGACGCCGTGATGAGTGGCCAAGGTCGCATGATCGATGAAATGTCGATTTCCCCGAATTACGACGAAGACGAAGAAGCCCTTGCTGCCCAGGCAGCTGCCGAGGTTGAAGCTGCCGCTGCCGCAGAGGCTGCCGCTGCTGCCGAGGCTGAAGCTGTGGCAAAAGCCGCTGCAGAAGCTGAAGCCGCAAAACCGGCGAAGAAGGAGTACATGATCCCGAAAAGTCGTCTGGATCAGGAAATCCAGCGCCGCCGCCAAGCGGACGAACGCGCGGCAGAACTGGAACGCCGGCTTATGGCGGCTACCCAGCAAGGGATGGAAGAAACCTTGCGTGCCGAAGCGGTACCGGTTGAGCAGATCCAGCTGTACCACGATGCTATCCTGGATGGACAGCACGAAAAAGCGGCCGAAATCCTGGCTGCGATCCGCCAGGCAGACATGCGTGCGACGCAGGAATTTACGGCGAAGCGGGTCATGCAGCAGATCAAGGCTGAAATGGCACAGGAGCAGCAAGCGGCCGCGCTTCAAGACACTGTGACGGAACTGGAGGCAGAGTTTCCTATTCTGGACGCCCAGGCGGAAACGTATGACGCCAACCTGACCGCTGAAGTGCTGGAAATGCACCGGATTCTGATCGCGAAAGGGTTCAATCCCTCTGAGGCGCTCCGGAAAGCGGCTACGGTCACGCTGCAGTTGTATCGCCCGGATGTATTACAGGCGACAGCGACACCAGCGCCCGCGGCGAAACCTGCTCCGGTCGACCTTCGCTCTCCTGTAGTCGAAGCACGCCAACGCGAGCAACAGGCCCGCGTCAACAAGGTGTTGCAGCAACCGGCGGCCGTTCCTGCTCGCGCAGAAATTGCACCGTCGCAAGTGCTGGACGTAACCACCATGAGTGACGAGGAGTTCTACGCGCTGCCAGACAGCACAATCCAGCGTCTCCGTGGGGACTTTGCACTGGGTTGATAGAAAATAATCCTGCTCGTGAGTATAGGTATTGCCTATACTCACGGGACTGGATAGAATGTGTACATATCCGCCGTCCGGACGAATTCCGGCACAAGATTTACAGGTAACACCTATATTTCGTGCCCCTCACGACACCCTGGGAACTAGGCAGCGACATCCGTCGCGAACAGTGACTTATTTGTGAGGTATCACACCATGGCATTAACTACTTTTGCCGCGTTGACCCAGCCAGAGAAACTTACCTGGGCACGCCAAACCATCAAAATGGCTCGTAATGCGAGCTTCGTTGAACAATATGTTGGCAAAGACGCCAACTCTATCGTTCAGCGTGTAACCGAGTTCTCCAAAACTGAAAAAGGCGCTAAAGCCCAGATCCACCTGGTTTCTGATCTGGTGAATGACGGTGCAGCTGGCGATACCCAGTTGTGGGACTCTGAAGAAGCGTTGATTGGCTCGTTCCAGACAATCCAGATCGACCAGTTGCGTAACGCAAACCGCCTGTCCGGCCGCATGAACGACCAGAAAATGGTTATCAACTTCCGTGAGCAATCACGCGACGTGCTGGCCTACTGGTTGGCAGACCGTACTGACCAGGCTGCGTTCCTGACTATGTCTGGTATGGACTATCGCTTGAAACTGAACGGCGCGATCCGTACAGGTTTCAGCTACTCCGCCGGTGCATGGGCACGTACAGCTGCTACGGGCATGTCCTTGTACGACCTGTCTTTCGCCAGCGACGTAACCGCGCCTTCCGCCAACCGTGGCTTCCGCTGGGTAAACAGCACGAAATCGCTGGCTCCTACTGCCGTAGCCTCTATGGTTTCTGGCGACACTATCAGCTACGCGACTATCGTGGCGCTGAAAATGTTGGCGAAAGAGAAGTACATCCGTGGCGTAAAACCACAGGGTGGTCTGGACGAAGAGTATGTCCTGTTCGTTGGTCCGCGCTCAATGGCTCGCCTGCGTATGGATGCGGACTTCCTGGCTAACAGCCGTGCGCTGCAAACCGGTATGGGCGACAAAGGCCAGTTGGCTTCTGGCCGAGGCGGCGTGTTGGTGAATGGTGTCCGTGTTGTTGAGTCACGTTATGTGTTCAACACTCTTGGTGCTGCAAACACTGCTGGTTCTGGTGAGCAAGGCTACCCCGGCCGTAAATGGGGTGCCCACGGCTCGAATGTCGACGGCGAACGTCTCCTGCTGTGCGGTGCACAAGCGCTGGCCTACGCTGACCTCGGCATGCCGAACTGGGACGAGCAAGTATGGGACTACGACAACCAGGTTGGTATCGCAGTGGGCAAGATCATCGGTTTCAAAAAACCGGTGTTCCGTACCATCTACGAGTCCGGCACTCCGAACGAAGACTTCGGTTTGATCACCTGCGACGTTGCAGTCTGATAGCGGCGGGGGCTTCGGCCCCCGTTTCTTCTAACCCGTAGGAATTCTTTTATGTCCGATAAAATGCGTACTATCGTGGCCCGTGGCCAAGGTTTTTCTATCCTGATCCCAGATGGCGGCATGCGCCAGTGGTTGGATGCGGATATCCCACAGACACTTCCCGAGCACATTGCCCTCCAGGGGCTGTTGCAGGGGCAGGGTATCGTCGAGGAAATCGCCGAAACAGTTGAACCCGCAGTGGCTGACAAGAAAGGCAAAAACACCGCTGTTGCCGAGTAATCATCTGTGGCGCTGGGGGTACAAACCATTGTTACCAACGTCCGGCGCTTGATCAATGACGCCGGCGGCGACCGCTGGACGGATGACATGCTATTCGGGTGGATTCACGAGGCACATATCCAGCTCGTGAATGCTGCCCCCGGTATTGCGTCCGAGCGCGGCCCTGTGGCGACCACAGCAACGGCTGTTCAGTCATTACCTGGAACGATTGTCACCCTGCTGCATATTCTCGGGGTGTGTAATAACTCGGGAATTTTGTCCGCCGTCGTCACCGAAGTGGATGAAAACGCCCTGTTTCTGGAAGATCCGACATGGATGTCCACCCCTGCAGCGACCCAGTACCACTGGGCGCGGATGGGCGCGGACCGGCTGAAGTATTACCTGTATCCCGCGCCTTCTGCGACGGGATATGTTCTGATGGACTACGTCACGCTTCCTGTACTCCCTACTACGTTGAACGGCAGCCTGGCAATGTTTACAGAAGTCCACCTCCCGCTTTTCGTCGATTTCGTCGTGTCCCGCGCGTTCGCGGTGGATGCAGACAATAGCGCGAATGCAGAACTGGCGGGCACGTATCTGGCGAGCTTCCAGCAAAAACTGGCCGAATTCATGCAGGTGCAGGGGGGCTTACCATGACACTTGCTGTTACTGCATTCACTGCTATGCTCCCTGATGTACGCGCGCAAATACCGGCGGTTACGATGATGTCGTTCTCGCGTTCAGCACGCCGTGTGGCGCGGGATTTCTGCAAGGAAACCAAGGCGTTCGAGTACGATCTGACAGGACAGGTTACGTTTGATGCGGCCCTTTTGGTTGGGACGGTCACACTGCCGGCGGATACCGAGATCAGTCAGTTGCAGCTCGTCAAGATTAACGGGGAAGACATCCCGTTTACCTCCTATCGGGACGCAGCATTGAATATGCGCGGCCGCCAAGGAGTATATCTGACGCCACCTAACATGCTGGTGTTCCAGACCCCTGTAATGAATACCCTGACTGGGTTCGTGGCACTGAAGCCTGTGTACAACGCGGTCAGTATGCCAACGGCCATATTCAGCCGGTATTACGAGACACTCCAGTATGGGGTGATGGCTGATCTGTACGCTGCGAATGGAACTGCCTGGTTCAACCCGCAACTCGCTGGTGCGATGGGGCAGATGTACGCCATGGGTGTACAGGCAGCGAAAGCCGAAGCGGCGCGGGACAATGTATTCAAATCCTCTGTTGCGCGGTACCACAACTGATGGCCGCGACCTTGTTATTTGTACCAGTCGCCGACGTTCCTGACGCATGGAAATACTGTGCGCCATTCATCCAGGACGCACTGGAGACTACGCAGGGGGAGAATGACATCGTTGATGTCGAGCAGTTCTGCCGCGAAGGGGCATGGCAGTTGTGGGCGCTGGCGGGGGAACAGACTGTTGTCGGTGCTGCAGTCACGCAGGTTGTTAAGTACCCGCGCAAAACAATGCTGGAGCTGATTTATTTCGGGGCGACACTACCACGGGAGGAATGGCTCGCTGCGATGAGTAACGAGGGGACATTGGAAACCTGGGCCAAAAAACGTGGGTGCACACACATCATGCTCCACGGGCGGAACGGGGCAGAGCGCGCCTGTAAACAACACGGTTACGAGAGGTGGTATGTATGTATGGGCAAGAACCTGGCTGCCTAGACTACGGCACCCTGATAGATACTTTCGAGCACTCCGGGTACCGGAAGGGCGGCGTTCGCTTTTTCAAAGGCAGTGCGCCGAAGCAGCAAGCAACCGCAGCAGAGATTGCTAACGACGAGGCCGCTGCAGACCAGCTGAAACTCTGGAAGACAATCGGCAAACCCCTTGAGGCGGAAGACCGTGCGGATCTCACAAAGACCAGCCAGGATGACCGAACCAACTTCAACCGGTCGCGCACTGACGCTGACATAGCCCAGGGCGAAACCAGTGCCAATGAAGGGCTGCGCCAGGCGATGTCAGAAAGTGGCGTCGATATCGGCTCAACCCGATCACAGATGCAACTTTCCCAGAATGCGGACACCACTTCTGCTGCACGGGCAGCCGCGGCTGTATCCGCTGCCGAAGCAGGGCAGCAGTCTATGGATGCGGACCGCGCGAAAGTCATCGACGAGGGCATGAAAAAAACAGCCACCGCGGATGTAGCGAACAAAGCCCTGATGTCAAACCAGGCGCAACTTGCGCAGCAAAAACAGGGGATGCGATTACAGAGCTTGTTGAATTTCCGCAACAACATTGGTTCCGCCGCGCAAGCACTCGGCGGGGCGGCGGCCTACCACTACATGTTAAAAGGACTCCCCGGAGTGCCTGGCAACACTACCACGCCGAGCACCCCAGCGTATGACGCGCCGAAGCTGGGGCTTGCGGCAGCGGCGGATAATACGCGCACTGGTTTTGCAGATGGCATCGCGATGTCCCCTAATAATAGATACAACCCTTATGGGGGGCGGCAGTTATGAGTTTGGTCGGTGCATTTACAAACCCCTTCGACCACCACCATATGGTGATGGACAAGATATCAGGCGGTGGCGGAGGTAGTTCATCTGCGAACCCGGCCTCTGTGCAGTTGGCCGCGCTCCAGCAGGAGCAACGGCAGGATTTTAATCAGAACTACGTGCCGGTACTTTCTGATGCAGTAAAGTCACTGCACAGCAATGATGTGGTGAATACGGCCGCTGCCCAAATTGGGGATCCGACTGAACAACAAAACGCAGTAGCACGAACAAACCGCGACCTCGCGCGGTACGGCGGTGTGCCTGGGCAGGATAAAGTTGCGACTCAAGAAATGCAGCGCGCGGCGGGGTTGAACCAGGCTACTTACGACACCAACACCATGAACAATGCGTATGCGCAGCAGTACCAGCGCAACCAATCTTTGCGGTCGCAGTTGATCAATACCACGAATGGGTTGGCCACTGGTGCGCAGGATAATCTCGTAGCGTCCGCGAACGCAGAAACGCAGCGGAATATGTCGAATAAGCAAGCTGCTGCTGCCGATACTGCGTCGAAGCAACAAACTGGACTAGCGATTGGAACAACGATAGCGACAATAGCCATCGCGATGTAATATTGTTCCACGCCCGACAGGAGATCAGGTATGTGGAAGTGGCTAGTTTTATTGTTTTGCAGCGTCGCTATTGCAGACGACTGTACCCTTGTAAAAGGGGCCATGTATTGTTCGGATGGAAAATCCTACGTCCGGACTGGAAGTACCGCATACGGTTCTGACGGCTCGACCAACACGTTGGTCGGGGGAACACTATACCAATCAGGCGGCGTTGCTGCCGGGAGTACGAAAATGCCAGTTGCGCAGATTGATCTTAGCCCCGCCGTCGGGTTGATGCAGGCGCGGACCAATCTTCTCATCGATCAGATGAATCGCGCACAAGACCGTGCTCTCCGTGAAAAAGAAATGCAGAATACAGTCGACTACCAGAATAAATCACTGGGTCTGCAGGGCGCGCAGTTGGAACAGGCTGGGAAGTTCCACACGGAAGATTTAAGCGAACACGGGCTCGACAGGTCGCAGGCCGCAGAGCTTGCGCGGGCGCAAATGGCGCTGACACAGTCTGAGGGGCGGGAAACACGCGCGCAGCAAGCAGCACAGTTTGATAAATCCTATGGGTTACAGGCCCGCGGGGTAAACCTCCAGGAGCGCGGGGATAAACGCGAAACTTTGCGCGACCCTGAAGTGGCGGCGATGATGGGGGATGTCCCAAAGACACCTGATGGTAAAACAGATCCTGTATTTGATGCGCGGCTCACCGCAGCGAGGACGCAAACCGCGCATGCGACGAATAGTATCGCTCGTCAAGATGTATCAGAAGAACAGTCGTTCCAGGACGCACAAAAGAAATTACAAGCGGAACACGCGGATAAGGTCAGCGGCCTTGTCGGTAGTTCTGTGGATGCGTTCCTGAATTCCCACCCCGAATTGACTGACGCTCCTGAACGGAGTTTTCTCCAACCATCACTGCAATATGCCAATGTCGTTGTCCCTCGCACGGAGATGCAGGCTAAGGAAGCTGCGGCCAAAGCGCAAGGTGCGGCGGCACCTGATGTACGTACCGCGACCAGCGACAGGTTGAAAGAAACTTTTGCAAACTACGCCAGGAACCAGGACGTTTTTAATACATACAAGGCGCATGGGCTGGTTCCGGCAACAGCGAATTCCATCGCAGATCTGAACGACCAGCAGAAAGCAGAATATGCAAAAACGCTGGTGGGGCATTTGGTGCACATGGTCGGTGCTGCCGATGATAAAGGGGTTTATACTGGCACGGTGAACCATGATCGCCTCACTGCGCTGGCGCAGGCAATGGAAGGCACGGCTGACCCCAATGATATTTATAAGCCGAACCTCCGTAAGTATGGGGATACTGGCTTGGGCAAGACATTGGATTGGGTCAGCGCGCCTTTGACGAACCCGACTCCATGGAGTAAGTAAGCTGTGCTGAACCCACAAGTGCCTGCGCAAGCCCCGGCTGATGACGGTTCTACTTTCGGTAACGCGCTCGCGCGCGGCGGCCATGCCTTGGCAGCGTCCCTGGACGGTTTCGCCCAGACTATCGGTAAAGTAACCGGGGTCGATGCGCTCGAGAAATGGGGAAAACGTGGCGTCGCACACCATATCCAGCAGATGGTGGAACATCCCCCGGAGATACGGGACTGGGATGATGTAGACAGCCTCGCAGACTTTGGTACCTACGCACTGGAAACTCTCGGTGAAGCAGCTCCTGCATTAGCGGCGCAGATTCTCGGCATGGGTGGCGCGTCCCGTCTCGCGCGGGCACGGGCGGGGAAAGCACTCCGCCGCAGTCTAGGGGAGAAGGGGTACGCCAATTACCAGAATTACCGCAAGGCGATCGGTACTGATATGCAGGCGGATGAAGCCCTGATCAAGGCGCATGCGCTGGAAGAACAGGCAGCACAGCGCGCGGCGGTTGCCGGCGCGATCGGGGCCAGTGTTATCCCGCATATTGGCGAGACCACCGAGAATTTTGATCAGCAGGGCATTGAAGATCCAAACGGGAATCAGGCGTTGTTCGCTGGCGCGATCAAAGGTGTACTGGACACTGCTGCGCCGCTGCGCGTACTTGGATTGTCCCGTCGACTGGGGGTGCCTCCTCATGAACTTCCGCACGTTTTGGCTGCACACGGTGCAGATATGGGGCTCCTTGGCCTTGGCACCCAGTTCGGCAAGGCCGTCCTGAAAGAGGGCGTATCCACGGCCGCACTTGGAGCACTGACCGGTACTGCGCAGACTTTCGTGGACCAGGCGTTTACCCACGCGAACAAACCGGGCAGTGACTTGTTCTCTGACGAGAACAAGTCCCAGATCCTGGACAGTATGGTTCGTGGCGGGCTCCTCAGCGGTGTCATGGCGTCGGGCGAAGCGATCCGGCACCAGTTCCCGGCCTACGCCCGCGCGGCGCAACAGGCAGGCAAAACGATCGATAATCTTGTGCCCGCAAAAACAGGTAATGCCTATACTCCGCCTGAATCGGCGCACACCAGTGTCGTGGAAGAGGAGCACCCCCTTGTGCCGGCGCAGGAACCAGAAGGTCGCCTTGTTGACGATGGAACAAATGCAGTTCAAATACAGCGGGTCCCCGCCACGGCGGTAGTGACGCCCCCTGTTCGTGCTGCAGTAATGGGCGAAGGAGCAAAAACGCTCGAGACAGCTCCACAGTCGCCGGTAAAAGTAACAGCAGCGGATATGCGCCTGGCCATCAACGGGCTGCCGGAACACATCCGTGCGCAGGTATTACACACCATTGAACACGGTACGCCTGAAGAGAAAGCCCCAATTTTGCAACACCTCGGTGCGCTGGCCGAGAAAGCTGCCCGCGAAACCCGTGATGTGGAAGCCGCGCGCCGCCTTGGCGGGCAGTACAAAGGCACTGCACTGGCACGGGAAAATGTAGTTTTGTTCGAAGACCAAGGCGTACATTCGACTGTTGTAGCAGGGGACACGGACCCCGCACGGGTCGAGCGCATTGCGGATGCACACGCGGCGTTTAACCGCGATCCGGTGAACCAGTACAGCACTGAAGTGGTGAAAGACCCCCTTACTGGTGAGCCAAAATATGCGATGGCGATACAGGATCGTTTACCGGATGAACTGTCGCCTGTCCCTTACACAGATAAACCCTCTCCGGCGGATAAAAACGTCCGGATGTCTACGGTCGAACGTGTTCAGGTTGGGCTGCAGAAAGCGCGGGAAAATGGACAAAAGCGTGCGGACAACCTGGCGCGGTATTCCCAGATCAATCCAGAAACGGGGCGGCACGAACCGCGTGGTGGTACGCGGGGCAAGCTGCCCGCAGAGCTGGACGCGCATCACAAAAAGAACAGCGAGCAGCACAACACAATCCTGTGGGCGAAAGATAAAGCCGGGAACCCTGCACCGATGTCGCTCATGGATCTGACCACCATGGGTATGGACATTCTTGGTGCCGAGGGGCTTGCAGATGAAACCAGTACCACCGAGTTTCGCCTCCGCGGGCTGGAACAAGGGCTTTCTAGTGCGGCCCAGGCCGGTTATGACGTATCTTCCGCGTACCGTACTCATCCAAAAACAGGCAAACCGGTGGGGCTACGCCCGGAACTTATCCACTATTTCGGCCGCCTTTCCTCCAAAAACAGTGAGCGCCAATCCGTTGGTGCAGCGCTAAAAGAACGTGCAGGCGCGCGACGCCACGCCCCTAGTGAGGATGGATATGAGCACACAGAGCATGATTTCGATCCTTACCGCGTCGAGACGGAAATTGATCCGGTCGAAGCTGCTGACCAGATGGCGCAGCACCAGACGAATACCATGCAGGATGATGCCATCCAGGATGCGCAGGGACATCATATTTCAACCCGTGACCGGGAAGATGCTCTAGCAGACCGTAATCGTGCCGCGGCGGGGGGAACAGTCGTACATCATGTTGTGCGCAACGGTGTGCCGTTAGCAGAGCGTGTACACCCTCTTTCTGCGCCTGTAGCTAATAGCCACCACCAGATGGAGGTCACTACGCGCGCCCCCGGAGTGAACGATCTGGATGTCGCATTTACAGCGGGGCTCGCGAAACATTTTGATCACCTTGGGCTGGAAGGAATCGCGCTGGAAGAAAAGCCCGCGCTGGGCGACCTTAGCCACCTACATGAAAAAGAAGCAAACCAGCTGCGGTTTGCCCACATGGACCCCGTTGTACAAGTAGTCGATGGGCGAATGACAATTACTGTCCCACCTCTACAAGAAGGGGTTATGGGCAGGGCATCCCGTCAGGTCCGTATCGCGGAGGCTATTGGTCGGCAGATCTTTGACCAGTATTTGCATACAGATGAGACCGCGTTCGGGCCGGGGAGGGCGCAGCTGTACCGTCGCCACCTTGAAAGGGCATACAAGGAAGAAACAAAAAAATCATCCATTGATCCAGTGACGTTTCGCAAATGGTTCGGTGCAAAAACCGCCGCACATGTGCGAGCACTGATCCATACAAAAGATCCTGTTTTGTCGGCTGAAGGCCCTATGCCTTTACGAAAAGGAATTGCTGATCGTCTCTTCTCGGCCCTTGCGTCGAAGTTCCGTGATATTGCAACGGAGATTCATCGCATCTGGAGTGAGAAAGACGACGCGACAAAAAATAACCAACAGGTTAACGAGACTGTCAGCCGGTTTCTGGAGCGGGTAGTTGCGAAAGATAGCAGCTCAGTTTGGTGGGACAAATCGAAAATCGACCCGAAACTGGAGCCTAACGTCGCTGTTGCAAAACCGCGCGAACGCGCTGCAGTCGCCAAAGAAATACCAGCTGCGCCGGAACCCTCTTCTGGCCCTGGTTTCTTTGCCAAAATTCTTGAACACAGCATGGACCCTGCGAGCTGGAAAGCAACCCGCTGGGCGTTCAGCGACGGCAGCAAACTCCGTGCGATGTGGGAGCCCCTTGGTGAACTGGTCGAGCAGCAAACTTACACCGACTCGCTCGGCAAACACACGGGGAAAATTCCTTATCATTCTGCGGCAACTGCGCAAACCATGAAGTGGAATGCGCACCTGGATTACGCACTGAAAGATGCGCTAAAGGGACGCACGAAAGATGAAATCCCTATGGATACAGCAAAAGCGTTCGAATTGCTGGCTGCTGGCCACCGAGGCGATGCAGTAGAAGGATATACCCCGCAGCAGGTAAAACTTGCGGCAAATCTTGGTGAATACCTGGATCATGTGTACCAATACATGAAGCCTTTATTCCCTGATGTTCACTATGAGAAGAATTATTTCCCCCGTGTATGGAACACCACCAAAATGGGGGAAAATCCAGAAGCCTTTACGCGTATCCTCCGCCGGCATGGATGGAAGGCAGCAGATGCGCAGCGATTGACGGAAGAGTTTCTCGCCGAGAGCACCAATGATGGCAGTATGATGATGCCGCACGGTTTTCTTAAAGCGCGGAAAATCACGGATCCTGTGTTGTTGGCAGCGATGACAAAAGAAGGGTACCTGAACAAGAACCCGATCCAGGATCTACTTGCATACACGCGGAAGGTCACTACGCGCGTTGAATACGAGAAGCTGAAACCGGATATCGATCGTGAACTGGTTGCACACGAAAGGCACCTCGACAAACTGGTGGCCGCGGGTAAACTGTCAAAAGAAGAAGCTGCGGCGGAAAACGCAAGGGCGTATGCTCTTCTGCAGAATTCCCTGGGGCTTACGCCAGCTGATTTATCCTCAACCTGGGGCAAAGTAGCAACGGAAGTCCGTGCATTGGCAGGTATGGATTCGTTGATGTTTGGCGGGCTTGCAGGAATGACAGAAGGCGCAGCGGTGCTTCTACGCACACGTGGTGCAGTAGCAGCAAAAGATTATGCAAAAACTGTCGTCAACGCGTTGCACGGCAAAACGCGTGAAGAAATGGTGTCTTTTGCGGAATCCATGGGGACGATCCATTCTGGTATGCAAGCCGCGATGGGTAGTATTTTTGCTGGTAGCGTAGATTCTTTCAATGGCCCAATCTCGAAGTACCTGCCGAAGGTGCTCGAGTGGACAGGTAATGAATCGGTTGCACAATTCTGGCGCGTGGTTTCCACTGCTACTGCGCGGGATTTTCTGTTGCACACCGCGCGTGAAATAAAAGCTGGCCGTAATGTGGCGGAGAATCAGAAATTCCTGCATGAGTTACATCCGAAAATTACTGCGGACCACATCCTGAACTGGGATGCAGGCGGGCAAAAAACCTGGGTGACTTCGCCAGGTGAAGACGCGGCGTTTGTTAGCCATGCTATCTCGCGGTTTGTGCAAGAGACTGTGGTGAATCCAACTGCTGCAGATGCCCCTGGGTTTGCACGCACCCCACACGGTGCGATGTTGATGCAGTTGAAAGGGTTCAACATGACTGCGCACAAACGTGTGAACATGGGCGTGTACCGGGAAATTCGTCGGCAGGCAGCGAACGGCAGTATGTCGCAGGCCGCAGCGTCCAGTGCGATGTGGCTGGCGGCCCCTGTTATGGCACTTATGGCGCTGGCCGCCCTTCAGGAAGAAATCCGACAACGTATCCGTTCACTCGGCGACAAGGGCGTGGTTGCGGCCAATTACGGGGACCCGGAGCGTATCGCCTCTACGCTCCTCGATCGTGCAGGCATCACCAGTTTGCCTTTCATCAAAGGCGCACTACATCCGACAGTGTCGAATATCGCGTTTGAGATGGGCCCCGTTGCGTCACATGCGTATACAACGGTGCAAGATCTGAAAACGGGGGACACAACAGGTGCGATCCTCCATAACACACCGGTGTTTTCACAAGTTCCTGCACTACGCGAAGGTGTATACAAGGGACTGGAAACCGCTGGCGTTAGGCAGTAATATAGGTAACACCTATACCAGACGATAGAAGGGTATCGCTATGACCGTTTCCATGCACTCAAAAGCAGTTTTAGCGGTCGTAGGGGACGGCACCGTCCACCAGATTCCGCACAATTCTGATGACTGGCAACACCAGGTGACTGTTGTTCCCGCGGATAAAACCTTTGTTGCGACCGAAGGGTTTGTTATCTACGGCCACCGGCAACCGGTTGGTGGGGTCCTGGATATTACTGATACCGCAAAACGCGAAACGATTACCACAGTCAGTATGGACGGCGTGACGGTTCCACAACTGACCGTGGCGTTTACCG